ATGTCTTATACTCGATATAATATTACTAAAACTTTTGTAGACTCGTTACCCTTCTCACCCTCCAAAATTACATTTTATAAAGATGAGAAGCTCATCGGCTTTGCTGTACGTGTTACTAAGAACTCTAAATCGTATATTGCTGAGAAAAAATTGCCAGATGGTCGAACATGCCGAGTCACTATAGGTACACATGGTATTTGGACAGTGGCACAAGCAAGAGAAAAAGCTCAAGAATATTTACTCATGATTTCGAAAGGGATAGATCCTAATGCCGAAAAAACAAAATCTAAGAACGCTATAAGAAATCAAATAAATGTAAATACACTTATTCCTACTCTAAGTGATGCTTATGATAACTACAAATCTAAAAAAAATTTAAGCAAAGCAACGCTTGAGGCTTATGACCGCTGTGTAAATGATTATTTTAGTGATTGGAAGAATATAAAAATCACTGAGCTATCTCAAAAAATGGTTATCGACAGACACATGGATCTATCTAAAAGAAGCTTGGCTCAAGCAAATTTATCAATGAAATTTTTGTCCGCTGTCTATAATTTTACAGCTTCGATTTTATTTGATCATAATGATCAAAAAATTATCACCGAAAAAAGCCCTGTAGGTGTTATTTATAAAGAAAAAAAATGGAACAAAATTAAAAGACGTAAAGGCTATATTCGATCTGATCAATTACATGACTGGTCTGAAGGTGTATGTAAAACATATTGGAAAGGCAATCAAGGTACTGATCCAAGAGCTTATACAAACCAAGATTATTTACTCCTTTTAATTCTTACTGGGTTTAGGCGCGAAGAAGGTGAAACACTTGAATGGAAAAATATTGATTTAAAATATGGAACAATCAAAATTACAGATACAAAAAACCATGAGGACTTACTTTTGCCAATGGGCGATATGCTTTGGCATATTATGAAAGAAAGAAAGAGATTATCTGAAAATAATAAATTTGTTTTCCCAGGTATTGGGGTAGATACACATATCACAGATAAACGTAATGCAAGAGAAGAAGTAACCAAAAACACAGGTATTAATTTCACATTTCATGATTTACGGCGTACATTTGGGACCATAGCAAATAGTTTAGCTATTGGTAGCTATACAATTAAAAAGCTTATAAATCACTCTCTGGATGATGACGACTTAGACGTGACAGATGGTTATATTCAAGTAACATTTGAAGATCTTAGAAATGCAATGAATTTGATTGAAAATAAAGTATTATCAGATACAGCAAAAAAATTAATCATAAACCGTTTATACATACAGCCTAAATCTACAAGAAATGCATTTGAAGATTGGCAAACTCATATCTATGATTTAATAAACAAGTAAATTTTAAATGACAAATGGACCAAATAATGAACTCACCAATTAATCAGCATTATGTTCCTCAAGGAATACTTAGAAATTTTCAAATACAGAATAAAAAGGGGAAAGAAAAATGTATTTATGTTTTTGATAAATCAAACTGTAAAGAATATCAATCTCCTATAAGAAAAATCGCAACAGAAAGGTATTTTTATGAGGTAAATTATAAGGATCAAGAAATTAGTATTGAAAACGAATTAGAAAAATATGAGTCAACATCAATACCAATTATTCAAAAAATAATTAGCAACAGAAGCTTAAAAAGCATAACAAAAAAAGAAAAACTGGCATTATCTAAGTTTATCTGTTTACAACTTACAAGAGTACCAGCAACTAGAAATAAATTTGTTAATTTAGCCGATTTTTTTGATAAAGAGCTTAATTATTTTCAATCTATGGGTGTTTCTAGACCAAATGAAGTAGATGATAAAATTATTCACTTTGAATTTATTATGGATACGATCTCTAAATTCACACCACTTATTTACAACAAAGATTGGTTATTATGCGAATCAATAAATGAAAATTATTTTATCGGGGATAACCCTGTAGTATTAAACAATACATTTAATAAGAACCAAAATGGTATAGGTTTAAAGAGTTTAGGTGTCGAAATTTATATGCCTATTTCGCCAAATTATTGTTTACTTCTTATTTGTAATTCAGTAAGAAAATCAATTAAAAATATGTTAAACCACCCCATAACAAATATTAAAGATGAGCCAGCTGTTGACAAATTAATTAGCTTTAAACAACAACTTAAACGCAATGAAACGGTTGTACAAAGTAAAGAAAATGTTATATTCGCAAATTTTCTTCAATATTCTTATGCGGAGAGATTTATTTACAGTCATAAGCTAGATTTTTCTTTACCAAAAGAAATCTTATCAAAAAATGGGTATAAGAAGAATTCAATTCAATTTTACTAAAATTATTTAAAGGTTTTATATGTGTTCAAACTATGAAATTCCCACCAGAGAAGCCCTCACCTTACTTGATGTCGAACCTGATCAGCTAGATCTAGAATTAAAGTCACATGTTTATCCAGGTTATCACGCACCGATTATAATGAAAGGTTATGACTTAGATGTAGGCAAATTCGGTCTTTTACCAAGCTGGGCGAAAGACTTCAAATTTAGCTCTCATACATATAATGCAAGAACTGAAACTGTAGCTGAGAAACCTAGTTTTCGTCATGCATGGAAGTACAGCAAATTTTGTCTTGTGCCTGTTCAAGAGTTTTATGAGCCGAAATATATAGACGGTAAAGCACATTGGTACACAATCAAACGTGAAGATGATCAGCCGTTTACAGTTGCTGCAATCTACGATGATGCTGTAATCAAAGACTCAAAAGTCAGATCGTTTTCCATGCTAACGATCAATGCAGACAACCATCCTTTTATGAAACAGTTTCACGCACCAACCGACGAGAAAAGATCAATCATTGTCATTCCTGAGAAATACCGCAGAGATTGGCTTAACGCAGATCATGAACATGCACACGAATATTTCTTTGAGCTTACAGACGAATATGTGACATTTTCACGTGACCATTCATCTGAAAAACCAAATCAGCGCGACTTATTTTGACGCGTCCATGTTTATCCACATCTTTTTAAATTTGAATTCAATCTGTGACAATTCTATCATTATTTTGATTTCGTAACGATTTCAAAAGATGAAAGAGAAAATTATTGCACTCATTGATATAAACAATTGCTATGTTTCATGCGAGCGTTTATTTCAGCCTAAACTTAATGATAAACCTGTAATTGTTCTATCAAACAATGACGGCTGTGCAGTAGCTCGAAGTCAGGAAGCGAAAGACTTAGGCATAAAAATGGGTGTTCCACTCTTCCAAATTAAAGATATTGTCGAAAAGCATAATGTAGTCGTTCTATCAAGCAACTATGCTGTCTATGAGGAAATGTCTAATCGATTCACAAGAACAATTAAAACATTTGTGAGTGAAAAAGATGTTGAAGTCTACTCGATTGATGAAACGTTTGTTGAGCTGACGAGTTATAAAAATCAAGATTTAAACTTGCTTGTGACATTGATCAAAAATACCCTTTTGCAATGGCTAGGCTTACCAGTATGTATTGGCATTGGTCGCAGTAAGACTGAGGCAAAAATAGCTAATCACATTGCTAAAAAGAATAAATATTTGAATGGTATCTGTAATTTGCATGAGATGGACCCATGCTCAAAAGAAACATTATTTCAGCAAATCGATGTTTCTGAGGTTTGGGGAGTTGGGCGAAAGCACAGTAAAAAACTTCACTCACTCAATATTAAATCTGTTTTTGATCTCGCAGTAGCAGATCCTGCGTTCATACAAAGTCAATTTTCTGTAGTCATGAAGCGCACCGTTTTAGAGTTGCAAGGTACAGCATGCATTGAATTGGAGGAAGTTGCACCAGATAAGAAGCAAATTGTGTCATCTCGTTCATTCGGGCAACGTGTGACAGATAAAGATGCACTTTCTGAAGCAATGAGTAGTTATATTCAGAATGCAGTTAAGAAGCTCAGACGACAGAATGGACTAACTGGATGTGTCATAGCATTTGCACATTCAAACCCTTTTGATACGAAGAAACCATTCTATAAAGCATCTGTGAGCGTTTCATTTCCTGAGCCTACAGATTCGGCTGCGCAGATCATTAAGAGCGTATTGAAGAAGATTGATGAGGTTTATAAAGAAGGTGTTGAGTTTAAAAAATGTGGGGTGATTTTGACTTGTATTGAGTCAAAATCGAGATATGTGCCTGATTTGCTTGCTGACTACGATGCGATTCAAAGGAATGAAAGCTTGCAGTCTGTGTTAGAGCAAGTTGACGAGAAGTTTGGTAAGAAGTTGGCAATTGGACCATGCCTATTGAAAGACAGGACTTGGAGTATGAGCCGAGAAAAATTGACGCAGAATTATTTTTCGTGGGATGGGTTGTTAGAAGTTGGGTAACCGTTCGTCGGCAGATTAAAAACAAAGCAGAATAATGTTTGACGACTAATTATAATTAGTCTAATATTAATTTATAGACAGATGAAACGGTCATCAGTCAAAAAGCAAAGGGCTTTAAAAATGAATACTATCAAAATCGCTAAACCATTCGCTAAATCTTTCAATACTCTTTTAAATGGTGAAGTTGTTTCTTACTCACCTCGTTCACTTAAAATTGCTATCGGTAAAGATGCTGTTAAAATTTCAAAAGAAAAAATGGATGAAATTGTCAATACAACTAACGCATATGGCGATAAATTTAGCTTGGTTGTTTCTACTTGGAAAGATGCACAATATTAATTAATTAGGGCGTTTAGCGCCCTTTTCTTATTGGATATATTAACGATGATTAACCAGATTGAATTACTTGAGAAGCTTGGAGTGGCTACTTTTGGAAATGCGTGGAAAGCGTCATTAGCTGATGCTTTACCAGTTGCACGACCAACAATAACGGATTGGACAACAGGGAAAAAGCCTATCCCTGTTGGTGTATGGGCTGATATTCAAAAAATTATTGAATCTCGTTTGATGGGGTTGCAAGGGGCATTAATTGAAATTAAGGAACAACGTCACTTGATTATTGTTCAAGAAATGAAGCGTAAAGGTAAAGCTTATATTCAAGACGAATTTGCTGATTATTTGTATTCATTGTCTGACGAAGAAATCATGAATATTCTAAAAGCTTATAAAAAAGAATATGTGAAAATATCCGCTGAATTTCCAAATGATATTTTTATGGATCTTCAGGTTATTAAAGATGCTTTAGATTTCAACATTTGCATACGTGATATAAATGGAAATTTAGATCTAAGTTTAGCTGAAGATTGTGCATTGTCTTATTTTAAAAATATGAATTTGGCAAAGGAATTCAATCTAGATGCTTTATTTATGATTGATCGTGTTAAGGAGTTTTCAAAAAATGAAATTAATACCTAAACCTCATCAAGTTGAAGCTTACAATGCGATACAAGAAGAATTAAAAGTAAATGATCGTGTGACTATAGGTATGGCTTGTGGCACAGGTAAGACAAAGCTGCAAACTATGCTTATAGATTTGGTTGATCAAGAAAATGGCACAATTGTTGTTTTTGCGCCAACTCTACTTTTAATTAATCAACTTTTGAAAGTATGGCTTGAAGAAACAGGTATAAATATCAATAATTTTGTTGTTGTTTGCTCAGATAAGAGAACAGGTATTATTGATGATATTGATATATCAGAAATTCAAGATACCACTGTAAAAGTAGCAAAATCAGAAATGGAATTAAACTCTTTTTATAAAAACTCTATGGGCATTACTGTTGCTCTATGTACTTATAATAGCTCTGAATTGTTGAAGAATTGGACTTTTGATCTTGGGATATTTGATGAAGCTCATAAAACTGTAGGTCAAGTTGATAGATTGTTTAGTTTTGCGCTGGATAACAAGAACATAAAAATCAATAAACGTGTTTTTATGACTGCGACAAAAAAGAATGCTAAACATAAAATGTTAGATGTATATTCAATGAATAGCACTACAGATTTTGGTCGAACTGCTTATGATCTATCTTTTAGAAAAGCTATAGAAATTAATCTTATTCTTGATTATAAAATTTTAATTACAATCATTACCAAACAAGATATAAAGCGTAGTAAAATTAATAAAAACACACTTAATGGTCTTGATTTTACACATCATGCAAATGCTATTGCGATTCAAAAAGCGATAAAAAAATATAATTTAAATAAAATTGTTACTTTTCATAATACCATTGAGAATGCTAAAAAATTCTCAGTTATCTTAAAAGATAATACCAACTTAAATGCTGTGACAATAAGTAGCGAACAAAGCAAAGACCTAAGGTCACACAATATGAGTATCTTTAAAAATAGTCAAAATGCTATTGCTACGAATGCTCGCTGTCTAACTGAAGGAATAGATGTTCCAGATGTTGATGCTGTTTTTTTTGCAAATGATAAAAGCTCAATTGTTGATATTGTTCAAGCTGCTGGAAGAACAATGCGTAAGTCGAAAGGTAAGCAAAAAGGCTATATTATTTTGCCAATTTATTTAGAAACTTTTGGAAACTCTAGCTTTACTGAAGTTGTGAAAGATGAGCAATTTGAACTGGTTTGGTCAACATTAAACGCTCTTTCTGAAATAGATGAAACACTAGTTGTTACTAATACCAATTTATTTAATGATCTAGGAAGAAAACACAAAAATATTAACCTCAGTGGAAAACTAGGGATTATCTCAAATGAACCTATTGATGAATCTCTTTTAATTGAAGCAATTGGTATTGAAGCAGCAAATAGCTTTGCAGAAAATTTTGAATTTAGGCTCAAACAATTCAAAGCCTTTTTTAATGAAACAAAAGGCGGATTTGTACCAGAAGATTTTCATGATCAAAGTTTTGCGTATTGGGCGAAATGGATGAGGAAAGTTTATTCACTAAAACAATTACCATTACATAAGATTAATAGTCTTTTAGAAGCTGGTTTTATATTTAATTATCATGATTATGTTTGGAATGAAACTTTTCTAAAATACAAAGAAGCAAGAAGTAAGGTAACTTCAGATTACGAGATTGATGACCAAAACTTAAAAATTTGGCTTGTTAATCAAAGGGTGAAACTTAAAGATCCAAATTCTAAAAATGACCAAGTATTTGCAGGTCGTTTAAAAAAATTAAAAAAAGCTGGATTTGATGCGCGATCTGTTGATGATAAATGGATGGATATTTACAATCGTGTAAAAAAGGCAGCTTTAGAAAGTAATGGTATTGAAAATATTAATAGCAAAGATCTTGCAAATTATGGGTGGGTTAATTCTCAAAGAAAGAAATTCAATAAGTTAAATAAATTTCATCAAGACTTATTGCTTGAAATTGGTTTTAGTAAAATTTTAGAAAAGCCAAGTAAAAGCGAATTAGCTTTAAAGCGATGGTTTGAAATATTTGATCGTGTTGAATTGAAAAGCCAAGAGTTTGGTGGGATTAATAATATTCCATCAAGCGAAAGCGCAGATTATGTTTGGCTCTCTTATCAAAGAAAAAATTGGAAAAAGTTAAATAACCAACAAAAAGAAAAATTGCTTTCTGTTGGTTTTGAGGTTGCAAAAGATTAATTTTTACAACATTCACCTAAAAGTTAATATTTTATTCTTCGCATCATTCAATGCACTACATTCATTGTATTTTGCAACAGTATCAATGATCCATAGTGTGATTTCTTTGCCCTGCCCTGACTCAAGTTTTAAGAGTTTAGGGCAAGGCACAACCAAATTAGCTGGAATTGTTGGGGATAAGTGAGTTGATGTTGTGCAAGCCGTCATCATCAATACAAACATTGTTATAAACAGGACGCCCAATGATCTTTTGCACTTCACGTGTAACCGTTTCGACTTTGACACGTTGTTCTGATTTAAGTTGCTCATATTCTGCGCTCACTTTGTTTATTTTGTTTTGTTTGTCGGCTAAGGCTTTCAGGTGTTCCTGTTCAATTGCTTGGATTTGTGTCGCATATTTCGCTTGAGCTTTATTAAGTTGACTCACTTTGCTATTCAACAATCCAAGACAAACAATCAATAAAAAAGCGAGAAGTCCGATTAAGATTTCTCGCCATTTTGATAGTGCTTTAAAAATCAATATCATTTGTAGATACTCCATTTTTTATACGCATTAGCCAACTTCACATCATATTTATTAATTGCATAATTTTTACCGTTGTAACCTTTAGCAAAACTTTTCCAATCTTTGTTTTTAAGGGCATTCACAAGATTATTTATCTTTATGTATCGACACATCGCATCAAGCTGTGAGGCTTCATCCTTATACATTGCATTAATAAAGGATTGTAATGTTGGATATTCAAGGGCTTTCCAGTGATAGCCCATAACCTGCCCCAAGCCCCATGAAGCTGACTCTAAAGCAGAAGTACGACTAAATTGTGCTGCCGCATTTAAACGACCATGCTGTGCTGAATATAATCCATAGCCACCTGCAGTTTTATTGCATAGATCTGGACGCTTGATCATCATTTGATCAGCTATAAAAGTATTACCACCATTATTTGCAATTAATCTTTCTCGCATCACATGACGTTCAAATAGAATTACAGGTGTACCATCCGAATTAAATCCTGAGCCTTTGCATTCGACTTCAATTACAGCTCGTAATGAGGCAATTTCAATACCCAAAGCAATTGCTTGATTCTTAATTTGAAGCTCAGTAAGTTTTTTATTCATTTAAATATTGCTCCAAATGCCTCTTTAACTTCCGAGATGATTTCATTAAAAGATTTGCCTTTTAGAAGCTGTACGGATTGATAAGCAATACCAATACAGAGCATTCCAAAAATGGCAAAAATCAACATGACAAATCCCTGCGCCATGTGCGTGTAATGCGTTAAGTCGTAATACTCAATAAATGCAGATCCACCGTATAAGCTGATAGCAACACTGAAAGTAAATTTCATAATGACGCCCATCGTGATTTTGATACGTCCTTGAGTGTCTATGTCTCCTGATAAAGTAAGTGCAAAAATTGCCCCAATTACCGCAGCCATAATTTTAAAAAGCCATGGTAAGCTTTTGATTGAAATCGGATCGTTCAATGTATTTCCCCTAATTTTTGGCAATAAAAAAGCACCCGATTGGGTGCCTGTATTTGGTTAATTTCATACTTCTATCTGAACCACAGTGCCCTCTGGTGCAGATCTTTTGATTTCATTATTCGAGATAAAAACCTTTATGCCGACTGTGTAACGTGCATTACTCGTGCACAGAACTAAACCACTGCCATCAATCACTAAAACCTTGTATTTAGGATGATCTTCATGTGTGATGGTCCCAATAAATTCGGGTGACTTTGGTAATAAATTTAGTAAACGTTTTAATGCATTACTCATCTCGATTCACCCTTTCCACCTTAATTGCTTGATTTGTAACTGCATGAGTGAATGAGACAGAAACAGCATCAACAATGCCCCACCAACTGCCATTAAAACCAATCAATTCACCTGGTGAACATTCACCAATTTCGGCACTATTTGGCATCGCAATACTATGTGTTTCAACCATACCTGCTTTTGCTAACTCAGCTTTACCAAATGCCCCCATGCTATCGACTGTAAACAATGGATTATTTACTGTTTCAAGCAAAATATCTGCTGCGGTACCTGAACGTTTAACTTGACCAGTGTTGCCATTTCGATCATTACTTAATGTGATACCGTTATAGTCTGGATAGAGCTCATAGTCAGTCGATAAATCCGTGACAATACTTTCGGGAATTAAGCGATCGTAATCATTCATAATCACGTTATCCCAAAAAGTCTTTTTATACTTCGGTTTGATTGTGAGCTTATTACCGGCTTTCTCACTGTAAACGAAACCGCCTGCACTCTCTGCCAACATTTTAATGACGGCAATCGGGGTTTGATTGGAGTAGCTTAAGCTGTTGATTGGAACAATCCAGCCCAACGCATCAACCAGTTTCCAATTCAATTCGGCTTGATTATTCACTCGATCCAACTCAGCTTGGGCTAACTGAACCGAAGTTCTTTCATTCTCCTGTAAGTAAGTTCTCGTTGGGGCATATGGCGCATCGAGTAATGCGGATTGACTACGCCCGGAAAGAGTATAGGTGATATATCCAAACTTTTGAGATCTACTGCGGTTTTCAAGTAGCATATGATGCTCATGCCCATTCACCATAATTTTTAAAATCACGGGTTGTGCATTGATTGGCTCAAGTTTACTGATTTCACTATTTGGAACGGTCAAACTATACGACCAACACCATCGACTGCGATCGCTACTATAATTGCCATCCAGTACATTGATATTTTCACCATTATCTAACCGTGTTACAGATAATTCATTCACGATATACCACCAATTCTTATTGCTGATTTCAGGAATTTGAGGTTTCTGAGGATCAGGTAAACATTTATCAGGTTCAAAATTTAAATGAGCGTTTAAGCGATCAACTTCATCAGTGATGCAACAGAAATTGAGCCTAATACTTTTCTTATTCCATCCATTAGGTGTGATTTCTTCAGGCTTTGGCCATGGCTGAATTGCATGTTTTCGATAATGAATTGATTTCGCTTTTTCCCATGGAATTGCGTCTGTTGTTATGAACTCCAAGCCTTGATCAGCAATGAATTGATAACGCTTTTCAAACACATGAGCGACTTCATGTGAGTATCGAATAATCTTGTTCTTTCGAACCAATTCAACCCAATCAAAAATTGCATGAATCTTGAGTTTTTTGGATTCTTCAAAAACTAAATTCTGAGTAATCAAAGCTAATTTATTTTCTTGCCAAACAAAGCCTGAAACACCTCTCAAAGTCACAGCCTGTTCATATACAGCACGTACAGCCCTATGCAGATTTAAGCCTTTGTCAAAACGATTGAACGGCTGAATACTTCGGGTAGCACCAAATTCATACTGAAGCCCATTTTGATGGGCGCGTATATAAGGATCTGACCAGATTAAACCAATTGAATTGCTTAAGACCCTTGCCCGGCTTTGAAATGGATATAGGCTCTCACCAAATACGCCTCGATTAAAATTAATATCAAAACGTGCATTTGATTCAGATTTAAAATTGGTTTGGATGGTGCTTTCTAGACTGCAAAAGCGATCAATGACGACCGCGTTAATTGCAGCATTGAATGCAGTGTTTACATTACTATCAATTGTTGAAGCATCACCCACCACACCTGTTATATTACTTTCTAAGCGTGTCGATATAACTGAAGAAAGCGCATTATAGTCGTAAGTCTGAGCTTGCATTTTGGCAATGAAAGCTGTGTTTATAACGGCATCTAATGATGCTGTTTCTGCATTCTCAGCCCCGAAATTTAATGCTGTAGATCCTGTCGCAAGATCTTTAAATTTCAGGTCGACATGGTGGATCTTGGGAGGTGTATAGTTAGACACATGCTCACCTCTTAAACGTTCGGCTTAAACACAATCGAGTTCAACATCAAAGTGCTACCTTGAATTAATCCTGGATTATTCAATGTAATATCTGTGCCCACTTCAAAATCAGCAACCGCTTTCCCTGCTCCATTGAATAAACGTGCCCATATTGCTGTGCCATTTTTAACCACAACTGACGCATCAGTTTGATGAAGCTCAATGCTGTCTGCATTCATTTTCTTAAAACAAGGCTTCGGCAAAGTGAGGATCACCAAACGAGTTGTATTATCCGCAGCAATATCTAAAGATTCAGGTTTTGCACTACTATAAAAAACAAAGGTAGCATTTGCGCTACCTTGATCGATGTAAGTTGCCAATGCTTGCAATTGTGCAAGACTCGCTGCTATAGATGGGATAATCATCAGCTCACCTTATCCTGTACTGCAATGTTATATTCGCCTGCTGGATCTACAGCCAAGACATAACTTTTAGAATCACTTTGACCAAAGAGCAAATAAGTGCCGTCACTTTTAGAATGTGCTCGACTTAACAACTCACCCGTAATTCGATTATAAGCACGCACTGGACAAGCAATTGGAACGTTTAATTTCGTGGTTATCCCCTTAATTAAACTGTTCGCCTTATGTGCCAATGCTTTGGGTGAATACTCACCATTCAGGATCTTAAAAGCTGGTCTAGACCCGACTTGGCTAAATTCACTTTCTCCAAATAGGATTTTCATGCTTTATTCACCATCGTAGATAGTGAAAAATAACATCCCTAAAACGCCCCCAGTTTCTGAGCGCATTCGACAGCCGATATATGCTTTGTTTGGTTCAGAGAAAATTGCGTAATTCGCAGTTGCAGTCGCATCATTCACACAGGCTTGAACTAAAGGTAATGCATCCATAATGTAACCATCAGGATCAGCAAAATAAATGGGTGAAAGTATGTAGCCTTCAGTTGGATCTGATTTAATCGAATTAGCCGCAGCACCAGAAATAACATTACCAAAACCGCTAATCAAACGGCTGTAACGTGTGTTTATCAGAGCACCTGAATATCCTGTCATTGCTGCTACTTCTGCCCTACCAGTATTTGAAAGAGGTGTACCAGTAATTATGTAATCATTGAATGTTACTGCATGATTAGCAGCACAAAGAAATGGTTTAGCTAATCCCTTATGTTGTATTACACCAAAGCAATAAGGAGATTCAAAAGTTTGTCCAATTGTTAAACCATTAATTAAATAAAAACTGTCTTTTGTTCCAATCAGTACCCAAGGTCGATTACCGTTTTGAGGTGTTTGATATTCTGAACTGTAAGTATTGTAAGCAATATCTGAAATAGCTGCATATCGCCATTTAAACCATCCATTATTATTTCCCTCACCTGTCCAGTTTCGACTGGGTTTTGTCGGATCAAAGGGGGCTTGATTGCCAGTTAAATCATCAATGCCTGTGCATGAATCTAAAATCCCCACTTTGGCATATTTTGCATAATTGGTGTTATATACAGGATCTAGACTGTTATCGACTCTTAAAAAATAAGGATTCGCTGTTCTATCTTTTGCGCTATAGACCGCTTTTTGTGTGCCTGAAAATGCCTTTGTCCATCCCAAAGATGCTAATTTACAAGAGATCGTACCTGTAGCAATCGTATCGGGTGAATTAACAACAAATTCAATCGTGTTAGAGTCACACCTAAAACTTTATGTTCACCATTAAATATCTGTTGATCTGCATTGGAAATCTCAACGACTTGGAATTGCTGTAGGTTATGACTTGTTCCAAAAGTTGCCGTTGCTACTCCATCTTTTACGACCAGTGTTGAAACCAATTGAGAGCCCATGCCTGTGACCAGACAAGCATCGAGCACATCGATCATACAACCCCATGAGTTTGAGAGTTGAGGCGCATTTGTATTTCCAAAACTAAACCACTTAATATCTGTATTCGACATTTCTTTTACTCATAAAAAAACCGCCTTAGGCGGTTATCGATAATTAATAGGATTTATAGAATTCGTCTATATCACCACGTAACATGATTTGAAATTGATCTGTAAGCTCAGTGGGTTCAGACTGTTTTACTGTACGAATTACCCAAACTGGATGCATGGCTGCATGCGTATCAAAAAAGATTACATTGCCAGGCACCCAACCAGTTCCCCAACCTTCTTTTTTAATCTTGAAGTAAGGTACACCTGTAACCGGGTTAATCGGTGCATTGTCACTGTTGATGTTGCCTGTTCCGATTTGACCTGAATACTGACCAATAATTCTAAAGTTTGTATTATCGGTGAAAACAAGTGCCCAACGTTCTTGAATTGCGCCCTTATTGGTCATCACAATTGGATATAGCGCATCGTTATAGCGTGCTGAAATTGGTGCGCCTGTAGGCTCATCAACCCACACATTGCTCCACGTACCTTGTGAGAACATATTTGAATATCGTGCATACATATCACCCACAACTAATGCAGATCCCACAATTGTATTTTCAGCTTCATAATTGTGTGTCAAAGGTTTGGTAAACGTGACCTGCCCACTGATTTGAACATCACGAATTAACCCCATATCCTGATAACGATATTCAATGCTTAATGGTGGAGTCAGAGCATTGATTGCGAAATCTCCATTAAGCGTGACTTCCCCATAATCGTAGTCCACAACATACATATCGAAAGGAACTTTCACGCCTTTACTGTCTTGAAGCTCACACCAGGAAATACGCTTATCATCTAAAATATAGGTTTTACCCGCAATATGATCAGGCATCACCATAGATTTAGCAGCGCTGACAATACCAATATCACCCACACGGAATATAGGTACACGTCCATTCGGGGGCAAACGTGTTGCAGATAGACCTAAAATCGAAGCATCAAGCGGAATATAGGTATAAGCCACGGCATTATATTTAACAGAGTCAGGAACAACCCACACAGGCACATTGATATACTTCTTGTTCAGCTCTTCGTATTCTAAAAGTACGTCGTACCAGTCTTTTGCTTCAATTTGTGGTCTATTTGCTTCAGTAATTTCTGTCTTGGTATAAAAATCAATATCTACAAAACCAGTTTCATAATTCACTGAACCATGAGCTTTCGCTGTATCCACTTTGCCCAACTCATCAAACTGAATGGTTAAAGCGCCAAATTCAACCGTACTCAATACCACTGTCACTGAGGAAGGGCGAATCGGAATGACTGGAATTCTAAAACTGATATGGTTTAATTCAATCGCATCAGTAGTCGTGGTCAATGACTGTAACGAAATAGCATTACCGCTAGATGGCGTCCAAGAATCAATTTCAACTTCACCGGTACCATAATTCACAGATCCCGAACTGATACCAATATTTGTGGTGCTGTTTATGTTTCTAAACATCACGCCATTTCGGTCCACATAAACATCATTTCCAAGTTTAAAACGCACTGAATTGGTCAATACCTGCTCGCTATACTGTGGCGTTAAATCTATTTTCAGCTTATCCGCTACAACTTGCTTTTCATTGGGCTTAACTCTGGTGTATCACGATATTTAATGTTGATATTGGTCGGATAATATGATTTTAATACCATTTTTTCCGACTGAATGGATTCTGTTTGTGGAGAATAGTAGCCCATTATTTACTCCATGATTCAAAGACTTGATAGGTTTTTTGATATACCAATATTTCTAAAAATGGCTTAATCACTACAGCGCCAGTTATATAGTTGATGGTCCCGTGGGTATTGCCTAACTTATCGTTAAGTTTCCCGTTGTATCATCAATTTTGAATCTGTTAAAACCAACTCCCCCCAATGTTGATTTAGTTGGTCCTGTAATTCCATTTTTAACTCGATACTGCCTGCCTGAAGCGCATTGCCTGTACCCACATTAAAACTTAACTCTTGATCCGTTGAAGGCGTTGTAATTAAGTTTTGATTGAGAGGGTAACCACTGTTGTAATTAATGGTGAAAACTGTGCCTTTTTGCGGTAATTGATTTGGAATGAATCTGCCCACACCCGTCGCATAATTAATCTGACCTGTTGCATCACCTGTAAACTTGCCTTGTGCATTACTCGTCGCTACTTTTTGGCAATAAAAAAGCACCCGATTGGGTGCCTGTATTTGGTTAATTTCATACTTCTATCTGAACCACAGTGCCCTCTGGTGCAGATCTTTTGATTTCATTATTCGAGATAAAACCTTTATGCCGACTGTGTAACGTGCATTACTCGTGCACAGAACTAAACCACTGCCATCAATCACTAAAACCTTGTATTTAGGATGATCTTCATGTGTGATGTCCCAATAAATTCGGGTGACTTTGGTAATAAATTTAGTAAACGTTTTAATGCATTACTCATCTCGATTCACCCTTTCCACCTTAATTGCTTATTTGTAAACTGCATGAGTGAATGAGACAGAAACAGCATCAACAATGCCCCACCAACTGCCATTAAAACCAATCAATTCACCTGGTGAACATTCACCAATTTCGGCACTATTTGGCATCGCAATACTATGTGTTTCAACCATACCTGCTTTTGCTAACTCAGCTTTACCAAATGCCCATGCTATCGACTGTAAACAATGGATTATTTACTGTTTCAAGCAAATATCTGCTGCGGTACCTGAACGTTAACTTGACAGTGTTGCCATTTCGATATTACTTAATGTGATACCGTTATAGTCTGGATAGAGCTCATAGTCAGTCGATAAATCCGTGACAATACTTTCGGGAATTAAGCGATCGTAATCATTCATAATCACGTTATCCCAAAAGTCTTTTATACTTCGGTTTGATTGTGAGCTTATTACCGGCTTTCTCACTGTAAACGAACCGCCTGCACTCTCTGCCAACATTTAATGACGGCAATCGGGTTTGATTGGAGTAGCTTAAGCTGTTGATTGGAACAATCCAGCCCAACGCATCAACCAGTTTCCAATTCAATCGGCTTGATTATTCACTCGATCCAACTCAGCTTGGGCTAACTGAACCGAAGTTCTTTCATTCTCCTGTAAGTAAGTTCTCGTTGGGGCATATGGCGCATCGAGTAATGCGGATTGACTACGCCCGGAAAGAGTATAGGTGATATATCCAACTTTTGAGATCTACTGCGGTTTTCAAGTAGCATATGATGCTCATGCCCATTCACCATAATTTTAAAATCACGGGTTGTGCATTGATTGGCTCAAGTTTACTGATTTCACTATTTGGAACGGTCAAACTATACGACCAACACATCGACTGCGATCGCTACTATAATTGCCATCCAGTACATTGATATTTTCACCATTATCTAACCGTGTTACAGATAATTCATTCACGATATACACCAATTCTTATTGCTGATTTAGGAATTTGAGGTTTCTGAGGATCAGGTAAACATTTATCAGGTTCAAAATTTAAATGAGCGTTTAAGCGATCAACTTCATCAGTGATGCAACAGAAATTGAGCCTAATACTTTTCTTATTCCATCCATTAGGTGTGATTTCTTCAGGCTTTGGCCATGGCTGAATTGCATGTTTTCGATAATGAATTGATTTCGCTTTTTCCCATGGAATTGCGTCTGTTGTTATGAACTCCAAGCCTTGATCAGCAATGAATTGATAACGCTTTTCAAACACATGAGCGACTTCATGTGAGTATCGAATAATCTTTTCTTTCGAACCAATTCAACCAATCAAAATTGCATGAATCTTGAGTTTTTTGGATTCTTCAAAAACTAAATTCTGAGTAATCAAAGCTAATTTATTTTCTTGCCAAACAAAGCCTGAAACACCTCTCAAAGTCACAGCCTGTTCATATACAGCACGTACAGCCCTATGCAGATTTAAGCCTTTGTCAAAACGATTGAACGGCTGAATACTTCGGGTAGCACCAAATTCATACTGAAGCCCATTTTGATGGGCGCGTATATAAGGATCTGACCAGATTAAACCAATTGAATTGCTTAAGACCCTTGCCCGGCTTTGAAATGGATATAGGCTCTCACCAAATACGCCTCGATTAAAATTAATATCAAAACGTGCATTTGATTCAGATTTAAAATTGGTTTGGATGGTGCTTTCTAGACTGCAAAAGCGATCAATGACGACCGCGTTAATTGCAGCATTGAATGCAGTGTTTACATTACTATCAATTGTTGAAGCATCACCCACCACACCTGTTATATTACTTTCTAAGCGTGTCGATATAACTGAAGAAAGCGCATTATAGTCGTAAGTCTGAGCTTGCATTTTGGCAATGAAAGCTGTGTTTATAACGGCATCTAATGATGCTGTTTCTGCATTCTCAGCCCCGAAATTTAATGCTGTAGATCCTGTCGCAAGATCTTTAAATTTCAGGTCGACATGGTGGATCTTGGGAGGTGTATAGTTAGACACATGCTCACCTCTTAAACGTTCGGCTTAAACACAATCGAGTTCAACATCAAAGTGCTACCTTGAATTAATCCTGGATTATTCAATGTAATATCTGTGCCCACTTCAAAATCAGCAACCGCTTTCCCTGCTCCATTGAATAAACGTGCCCATATTGCTGTGCCATTTTTAACCACAACTGACGCATCAGTTTGATGAAGCTCAATGCTGTCTGCATTCATTTTCTTAAAACAAGGCTTCGGCAAAGTGAGGATCACCAAACGAGTTGTATTATCCGCAGCAATATCTAAAGATTCAGGTTTTGCACTACTATAAAAAACAAAGGTAGCATTTGCGCTACCTTGATCGATGTAAGTTGCCAATGCTTGCAATTGTGCAAGACTCGCTGCTATAGATGGGATAATCATCAGCTCACCTTATCCTGTACTGCAATGTTATATTCGCCTGCTGGATCTACAGCCAAGACATAACTTTTAGAATCACTTTGACCAAAGAGCAAATAAGTGCCGTCACTTTTAGAATGTGCTCGACTTAACAACTCACCCGTAATTCGATTATAAGCACGCACTGGACAAGCAATTGGAACGTTTAATTTCGTGGTTATCCCCTTAATTAAACTGTTCGCCTTATGTGCCAATGCTTTGGGTGAATACTCACCATTCAGGATCTTAAAAGCTGGTCTAGACCCGACTTGGCTAAATTCACTTTCTCCAAATAGGATTTTCATGCTTTATTCACCATCGTAGATAGTGAAAAATAACATCCCTAAAACGCCCCCAGTTTCTGAGCGCATTCGACAGCCGATATATGCTTTGTTTGGTTCAGAGAAAATTGCGTAATTCGCAGTTGCAGTCGCATCATTCACACAGGCTTGAACTAAAGGTAATGCATCCATAATGTAACCATCAGGATCAGCAAAATAAATGGGTGAAAGTATGTAGCCTTCAGTTGGATCTGATTTAATCGAATTAGCCGCAGCACCAGAAATAACATTACCAAAACGCTAATCAAACGGCTGTAACGTGTGTTTATCAGAGCACCTGAATATCCTGTCATTGCTGCTACTTCTGCCCTACCAGTATTTGAAAGAGGTGTACCAGTAATTATGTAATCATTGAATGTTACTGCATGATTAGCAGCACAAAGAAATGGTTTAGCTAATCCCTTATGTTGTATTACACCAAAGCAATAAGGAGATTCAAAAGTTTGTCCAATTGTTAAACCATTAATTAAATAAAAACTGTCTTTTGTTCCAATCAGTACCCAAGGTCGATTACCGTTTTGAGGTGTTTGATATTCTGAACTGTAAGTATTGTAAGCAATATCTGAAATAGCTGCATATCGCCATTTAAACCATCCATTATTATTTCCCTCACCTGTCCAGTTTCGACTGGGTTTTGTCGGATCAAAGGGGGCTTGATTGCCAGTTAAATCATCAATGCCTGTGCATGAATCTAAAATCCCCACTTTGGCATATTTTGCATAATTGGTGTTATATACAGGATCTAGACTGTTATCGACTCTTAAAAAATAAGGATTCGCTGTTCTATCTTTTGCGCTATAGACCGCTTTTTGTGTGCCTGAAAATGCCTTTGTCCATCCCAAAGATGCTAATTTACAAGAGATCGTACCTGTAGCAATCGTATCGGGTGAATTAACAACAAATTCAATCGTGTTAGAGGTCACACCTAAAACTTTATGTTCACCATTAAATATCTGTTGATCTGCATTGGAAATCTCAACGACTTGGAATTGCTGTAGGTTATGACTTGTTCCAAAAGTTGCCGTTGCTACTCCATCTTTTACGACCAGTGTTGAAACCAATTGAGAGCCCATGCCTGTGACCAGACAAGCATCGAGCACATCGATCATACAACCCCATGAGTTTGAGAGTTGAGGCGCATTTGTATTTCCAAAACTAAACCACTTAATATCTGTATTCGACATTTCTTTTACTCATAAAAAAACCGCCTTAGGCGGTTATCGATAATTAATAGGATTTATAGAATTCGGTCTATATCACCACGTAACATGATTTGAAATTGATCTGTAAGCTCAGTGGGTTCAGACTGTTTTACTGTACGAATTACCCAAACTGGATGCATGGCTGCATGCGTATCAAAAAAGATTACATTGCCAGGCACCCAACCAGTTCCCCAACCTTCTTTTTTAATCTTGAAGTAAGGTACACCTGTAACCGGGTTAATCGGTGCATTGTCACTGTTGATGTTGCCTGTTCCGATTTGACCTGAATACTGACCAATAATTCTAAAGTTTGTATTATCGGTGAAAACAAGTGCCCAACGTTCTTGAATTGCGCCCTTATTGGTCATCACAATTGGATATAGCGCATCGTTATAGCGTGCTGAAATTGGTGCGCCTGTAGGCTCATCAACCCACACATTGCTCCACGTACCTTGTGAGAACATATTTGAATATCGTGCATACATATCACCCACAACTAATGCAGATCCCACAATTGTATTTTCAGCTTCATAATTGTGTGTCAAAGGTTTGGTAAACGTGACCTGCCCACTGATTTGAACATCACGAATTAACCCCATATCCTGATAACGATATTCAATGCTTAATGGTGGAGTCAGAGCATTGATTGCGAAATCTCCATTAAGCGTGACTTCCCCATAATCGTAGTCCACAACATACATATCGAAAGGAACTTTCACGCCTTTACTGTCTTGAAGCTCACACCAGGAAATACGCTTATCATCTAAAATATAGGTTTTACCCGCAATATGATCAGGCATCACCATAGATTTAGCAGCGCTGACAATACCAATATCACCCACACGGAATATAGGTACACGTCCATTCGGGGGCAAACGTGTTGCAGATAGACCTAAAATCGAAGCATCAAGCGGAATATAGGTATAAGCCACGGCATTATATTTAACAGAGTCAGGAACAACCCACACAGGCACATTGATATACTTCTTGTTCAGCTCTTCGTATTCTAAAAGTACGTCGTACCAGTCTTTTGCTTCAATTTGTGGTCTATTTGCTTCAGTAATTTCTGTCTTGGTATAAAAATCAATATCTACAAAACCAGTTTCATAATTCACTGAACCATGAGCTTTCGCTGTATCCACTTTGCCCAACTCATCAAACTGAATGGTTAAAGCGCCAAATTCAACCGTACTCAATACCACTGTCACTGAGGAAGGGCGAATCGGAATGACTGGAATTCTAAACTGATATGGTTTAATTCAATCGCATCAGTAGTCGTGGTCAATGACTGTAACGAAATAGCATTACGCTAGATGGCGTCCAAGAATCAATTTCAACTTCACCGGTACCATAATTCACAGATCCCGAACTGATACCAATATTTGTGGTGCTGTTTATGTTTCTAAACATCACGCCATTTCGGTCCACATAAACATCATTTCCAAGTTTAAAACGCACTGAATTGGTCAATACCTGCTCGCTATACTGTGGCGTTAAATCTATTTTCAGCTTATCCGCTACAACTTGCTTTTCATTGGGGCTTAACTCTGGTGTATCACGATATTTAATGTTGATATTGGTCGGATAATATGATTTTAATACCATTTTTTTCCGACTGAATGGATTCTGTTTGTGGAGAATAGTAGCCCATTATTTACTCCATGATTCAAAGACTTGATAGGTTTTTTGATATACCAATATTTCTAAAAATGGCTTAATCACTACAGCGCCAGTTATATAGTTGATGGTCCCGTGGGTATTGCCTAACTTATCGTTTAAGTTTCCCGTTGTATCATCAATTTTTGAATCTGTTAAAACCAACTCCCCCAATGTTGATTTAGTTGGTCTGTAATTCCATTTTTAACTCGATACTGCCTGCCTGAAGCGCATTGCCTGTACCCACATTAAAACTTAACTCTTGATCCGTTGAAGGCGTTGTAATTAAGTTTTTGATTGAGAGGGTAACCACTGTTGTAATTAATGGTGAAAACTGTGCCTTTTTGCGGTAATTGATTTGGAATGAATCTGCCCACACCCGTCGCATAATTAATCTGACCTGTTGCATCACCTGTAAACTTGCCTTGTGCATTACTCGTCGCTACTTTTTCAACATCCTCAAGTTTCCACTTCACCATAACACTATTTGCCGCCACCGCCTCACCGAGTTGAAGCTCAAAGCTTGGACTCTCAAGGGTTAAATTTGAGCGTACAAAGGTTGAAATTGGTGTGCACCACAACACCAGAATATTGCTCCCGACATCTGCAAGTTCACCCGTAGTCAGAAGCCACGAACCTGTTTCATAATTGATTGAGCCAGATCCAATAGATGTGGCACCTGCCTTAAGCTGACCAGATCCATCATCTTTAAGTTCATAAAACTTACCTTTCACCATGAAAGACACCGCAACGCTACCCGGTGCAGGTGGGGGAACTAAAACCCCTGTCCAGTTTGAACCCTGATTGGCTTGTGTGACTTTAATCGATTGGCTCTGTGTATTTTGAGTGGGTGCAGAAGCAGGTTTAAAAGATACACTTAAATTCAAAGATCCTGTGCCCGCAGCACTGGTCCATTGAATTAAACCCTTTTGATAATCAATTGTGCCGACTTGTGTGCCTGAGGTCGTTTTAAGTAAGCCACCAATATCACTCACTTGAAGATTAAATAAGGTGAAACTCACACTAGAAGGCATGATGCTTGAGCCCAAATAAAGATTTTGAGCTTCAGCAACATAGGTTGCATAACTTGCTGTGACCACCCCATCATTACCTGGCACCAATGCTACTTTTTCACCTGCAGCATTTACATCGATGATTGCAGTTTCACTTTGAGCGCTTGGGATAATCTGAGTGAATACATCCTGAACATTGACTGTAAACTCACCCACTTGAATTTTTTCAGTGGCTTTAGTCGAAGAATAGTATTTACCTGTGTCCGCAACCAGTGTTTCACGGATAATCGTTGTTGACTTTTCACCAGCGTACCAACTTTTTGCAGACAAGCCCACAAAATCAGTTTCAAGCGGATCGCTAATACTATAAGTCGCAATCTTATATTCGATTTCCTTTAACTCGATGACAATTTTTGAAATACGAGTTTCAACTTTTAAGATACGAACATATTGCTCATGACTATTTACTTTGCCCTCATTTGAAACCAATACGATCGCATCACCGACATTACTCTCAGTTTCAGTGGTAAACATACAGACTTGAATCTGTTTCATACCTTGCCAAAGCGTATCTAACGGTGTGCCTGCGATTTGCCCACCTTTGGCAAGATAGGACTCGACTCTGTTTTGTGCTGATTTACGCTCATCTGTATAGCTTCCTGTACTAAATAGCAAAGCCGACACTGCAGGATCCTTGGGTGTTTCAGAAATAAAAACTGTAGAGCCCATCAATAGATCAGTATCATTGGTCGATACAGCAGGAAAAACTTTGCGCATCGAGACGTCACCAAGGGTACGGTCCAATTCAGATACATCATTGAAGAGGTTATTACTTTGGCCATCAATAATAACTTGACCAGAGTATTTACCGCCCCCGTTGTCTGTATCGGTCAAACGTTCCGACTTGTAAATTACAATGTCTTTGGTTTCAATCATCGTTTAGCTCCAAAAATCGCATTGTGACGTTGTAATAATCATCTTCAGAAACCGTAGGAATTCCCTTTACTGGCTTAGCTTCAATTGCCCCTGATTCATGATTGAACATAACTTTGAATTTTCGCTTGTCATGTGGGTAATCAAACTCAAGATAAAAATGCTCTTGGAGTGCTGACCAGTCCATAATTTTGCTGAGTTCACGGCGTTTCACCCATCCCATACTGGATTCAGAGGGTATTAATGTGATTAGACGCCCTGCCTTTTTCTTACCCTCTTGAACAATAAGCGCACCATCAATGGCTCTATCTTGTTTCTGTTCAATCGGCTTCCAGTCAAATTCGTCAGACCACAAAAAACCGTTCTCTAAAAGAACGGTTTGATTGGTCGCTTTGCGTATTAATTTCATCAATTAGCTACTCTTATTGATGGTTTCAAGTTGTCTCAAAAGGTCATTAAACATTGCCTCTTGGCTAGCATCTCCCGACAAACTCAAGGTTTTACCATTAAAATTAAGATTGTATTGGACGGTTTTTCCTGTACCTGAACCACTCGCCAAGGCTTTAGAAGTCTCATTACTTGAATCTGCATAAACTTTAGGTTTAATCGTATTCAAAGTTGCTTGAGCTGCACCATCTCTAAACTGTTGTAATGCTTGTTCGATATAACGAGAACCATCATAACCAGCAAGCCCTTTTTTTCTCAGCTCTGCATAAAGCATATTGGTTACATTGGTTAAGCCGCCTGCCCCCATATTTTTTTGCATTGCTGTCTGGTCTCTAGCCAATGCAGAACCAAAAATACCTTGAGCAATTTTTTCGGCTTGTGCATCGTCATAGCCCATATTTTTAAGCTCATCACGTACATTACTTTTTGTGTAATGTGTACTTGTGGTGGCTTGAGATGTTTTATTGCGTTCAGAACGTTCTTTACTTTCAGCGATTGATTTCGCCTCTAAGGTTTGATTCCATGCATCAAGTGAATTTTGAGCTTCTTCTCTTGCTACGGCTCCCATTTCACGATAAGCACTTGTAACAGTGCTCGAAACAGTTGAGGCATGAGACTGAGCCGCTCGATCCATTTCCTCATACGATTGAACAGTTGCTTTTCCAGTATCTTCAATTTGAACAGACAATCCCAATGATGCAGCTTTGGCTTTTGTTGATGCGATAACTGCTTGATCACCCGAAGCAACCGCTGCCTGAATGGTACGTTCATAAGCCTGTCTCAAACTTTCAGCGGTAGCTTGACCACTGCTTTGAATAGTGTTGAAATCGGCTAAAGCTGATTGGGCGGCAAGTTTTAATTGCTCTTTAGTTTTAATACCCAATCTTTCAAAGGCTTGCTCAACTGGATTCATATCATCAGGAAGTTTTTGCATCACCTGACGAATTGCTTGAACACCTAGTTCAACCTGTTTTGTAGATATAACACCTTGTGTCTCAAACTCTTTTAGCTTTGACATTGCAAAGTCTATTTCAGCTTGTGACTTTGCTGTTTCAAGCCATTTAACCCATGCTTGATAAACTACTTCGGCAGACTGCTTTCCTTTTACGCCCATTAACTCAATACTGGCGGTAAAGCTATTTAGGTTTGCTTCTTTAGCTTTAAATCCCTCTGAGACCCTATTGAGAGCAATATCTAAATCTAGACCAAGAGCCTGAGCCCCCTTTCTGCCTGCTGCAAGTTTGGAATCTAAAGATGAAACAGCATTTCCAGCTTGCTCCATAGCACTAACAATACCTTTACCAGTATTGTCAAATTCAACCTTTAAGCCCCTTGCAGCTAAAGTTGTTTGAATTGTTTTTTGAGTTGCAATATCTGAAGCTTTAGCTGTTCCGTCAATCGCTGTTAATTGAGCATTCACCCAATCTTGAGCTGCTTTGATTTTTTCAGAATTTATTTTTTGAGTTTCAACTTGATACGCTTTTTCCTTAGCTTCAAGATCAGCAATACCTTTAAGAGCTAAATCAATAGAGGCTTGATTGCCTGTTTTTTTGGCTTCATAAAGTTGCTGTTCAAGGACTAGCCTTTGATCACTGATTGCTTTGTAATCAGCCAAGTGTTTAGCTTCTTGAGCACTTAACTGATCAAGTGTAAGTTGATTTTTAGCAATTGAATCTGCATTTTTTTGATCTTGGGTTTTATTTATTTCATCCCAGGCTTTTTTTCCTGCAGACTCAAATTTTAAAGCACCATCAGACGCCTTTGTATAATACTCGTTTGCTTTAGTTGCCATTGCATCTGCATTGGCTGCAAACTCTTTGCTTACATCTCCCCAAGTTAAAGCTGACAAAACTTTATTTGAAGCAGAAGCTATACTATAAAATGCACCCGTCAATAGATTAGCTGCAATTCCAATACCTTTAAAACCATCATTTAAAAAGCCAAGCGCAACATTTAATACTTGTAATAGCTTTGTAAGACCATTGGTTTTATCTGACGCACTATCAACGCCACTGTTGAAATTGAATATTGCACCTAAAGCAGTATTGAGTAGATCAAATGTTATTTCAAATGCATCACCTACGGTACTTGCCAAAGATTTTAAAGTTTCATAAGCAGAAACTAATGCAGACTTAAGTGTTTCAATTGTGGCTGTGTCAATCTTATTGATTTGCGAGCCAATCCACTCGAAACCTTGCCCCATATCATTGAGCAATACATCTAAATCTTGAATGTTGTTTGCAATGGTAACAAGCCACTGGGCAACAGTAGCAGAAGCACCATTAGATTGGTCCATCTTACCTATTAAGATTTCCCAACTGGTTGAAATTCGTTGTAATGCATTGCTAATCGTAGTTGGAAATTTATCGTAAGTGGCTTGAACTGAAGCTGATTGGGTTTGTAAAGCTTTAACAACTCGCTCGGATGATAATTCCCCCGCTTCAGCCATTTTACGAAGTTCGCCGGTGGTAACCCCTAAACCTCTTGCTAAAGCTTCAGCTAACCCGTAGCCACCCTCCATAATTGAGTTAAATTCTTCGCCACGAAGAACACCGCCTTGCATCGCTTGGATAAATTGGGTTAGTGATCCATCCGCAGCCTCAGCAGATCCACCACCAATCTTAATAGCCTCTGTAACAGTTTTAGTTAATTCTAAAGCTTGTTGCTGAGTAACCCCCATATCCTTGCCAACAGCATTTAAGCGTGTAAACAAATCAGCAGTCGATGTTAAATTAGAATTGGTAGCCAATGCGACTTGATGTACACCTGACATGGCTTGAGTAAAATTACCGCCATCTTGAGTTGCAATCTTAATTCTAGCGGAAAGGTTTGTATAAGAATCTGCTGCTTGAGCTAGTTCACGAATACCTAATCCCACACCTACTGCTGCAAAAGCACTGGCAATGAGTGTTAGACCCGTTTTTAAACCATTTAAACCTGTACTTAACTTTGCTGAAGAAGTATTGGTTTCATTGAGTTCTTTGGCTACTTGAGCACTTTCATTGGCAGTATTTCGAGCTTCATTTGATAAACTGTTAAATCCATTTTCAGTTGATTTGGAAGCATTTTGAGCTTTATTTAATTCATCAATAATTTGCTGTATTTTTTGTTCTAATTCTGAGGACTCATTTGAAACTTTCTGTTCAGCTTCAGCGACATCTTTTAAGCCATCAGATGCTTTTTTTGCATCAGTTGAAACTTCATCAGAGATCATTTTGGCTGTGGCTTTATTTGTTTCTTCAGAAGTCTTTTTTAAACGTTCCGCTTCTTGTTTTATTGATTCCAGAACAGAATTTACTGAACTTTCAGATTGCTTTACCGCACTTACTAGACCTTTGTTATCACCATCTAGAATAAGTTTAAATGTTAAGTTTTGACCAGCCATTACTTTTCCTCAGGCAATAAAAAACCACCCGAAGGTGGCATATTTGATAAAGTCTTTTAAGTGAGCATACTTCCACAATGCTTACATTTAATTGCATCAATACGAATCAATTCTTTGCAAAAGTTACAATTCTTCTGTTCAACATTATTTTCTGTCATAGACATAACATGATCATTTTTTAATGAGCTATTTGTTTGACGACTATTGGGAATGTGTAAATGGATATTTTGACTACCACATGAACTGCAAACCTTTCCCCCTGATCTTCTCCAAATTTCATAAATTAAACCTGGGAAAATACCAAAAAAAAGTAAGACAATCGTTATTATAAAACTTCCTTTAGTTTTAGATTTGCCAATTCGACCACAAGTTGAACATTCTACTTTCTGACTCACAATCAACGCTCCCAAACAATTTTAAAGACCACACCATTAACAATAATAACAGTATATTTTTCATTATCGACTGTGTATCTCAAATCTGTGGCAGCACGTGGACGATTATTGGCATCACGTATAACATAATGATATACAGATTGTGGGTTTCCGAGTTTACTTCTTACATCCCCTTCTGAACTTCCTATTTCGATAAAATCATAAGATGTTCTAATGGATCTAACCTCTGTTCCTGCAAACGCACCACTTGAAGCAAAAAGCAAAAAAGCTAAAAATATTTTTTTCATGATATTCCCCTCATTATTTTGACAGAATATCCATTGAACTAATGTTGTGCAATGTGAAATTTAAGCTTTCTTCATGTTGTCCACATACTTACTATAGGCGTTTTTATCTGCATGATATGAAACTCGCATAGCATTACCCATAGTTAATAATGAGTTCCTTTCATTTCGTTGCGCGGCTTTTAAATATTCTACGAATGCCCCGAAACTGTAATTTAAAATATCTGAATGTCTATGCCCTTTACTGATCAAATACTGAAATGAATCAAACCATGTATGATTTTTAGATGAAATATTCTTGTTGTTAATTTCTTGAATAAAATAGGCGTAGTTCACATCAATAACGACTTTAAATAATTCAATAAGTTTATTTTTATTATTTAATATATCTGGTTTCACTATAGTAACGTCAGAAGTTAAAGAACAAATCATTAATATTTGAAACTTGAAATCCTTAAATACCTCTAATAAATTCTCACTACTAAAATCTAATTTGAGTTTTAATCGTACAGGTTCAGCAAATTGAGCCCATTGGTCCAGCTCGTTCACCAGAACTTGCCTCACCTCAATTTCTTCATAATTTGATGTGCTGTTTAAGGCGAGAAAGAAGTCATTCATTTTAAATTCCTAAATACAGGCACAAAAAAAGACGCTTTTGCGCCCTCTGTGCCTGTAGTTTAAATTATGCTGCTGGAATCGTGACAACATGACCATATAAGCCAAGTGTAGGATCTAAACCCTTGCCAGTGTCAGAGAGTGCCTGTCCTGAGATTTCATATTGACCGAGTTCTTCATGAATCAATGGGAAAGTGGTTTCTGGTGATTTTTTAGTACGCCACAAACGCACTGCCATATTTTTACCTGTAGCAGTATTAATTCCTTTAAAGAACAATTCATATTCTTTATTAAATTCACTTGCAATTGTGGTATGGCTAACAACACCAGTTGTATAACTTGCTGTAACGGGATCTGCAATTGCTTCATTGAAAATTACAGTTCCAAACACGGCATCAAGCACATATTTATCGGCTGAAATTGCTGTTGAGCCTGCCTTAAATGAAACCTGTGTGAGACTATAGCCATCAAGTTTAATTTCTTGACCAGCTTTAATTGCTCCTAATACCTGATCAGTAATAACCTTGCTTGCAATTTCAGATTTCATACCCGATAAAATGTATTGCAAATTTTCTTGGTCCACTTCTTCAAGTTTACCTTTAAAATTAACACCTGTTTTTTTGGTCAAAACGAAGTCTGTTGTTCGTTGACCAGATGTACTTTCTTCATGCTCAACTTGATCAGTCGTGATTTCAAGCTCAAATTCAGGTACGTTCCCGATATGGCGCATTTCAGCCGCCACACCATTTGCAATTTCGGATAAGTAAAACTTACCCTGTAAAGAAATATATTCCTTAGCCATCTGTTTTGACCTCTTTGCTTGGTTTTGTTTGAGCAGATGGCTTCACCTCTTCAATGATCTTATCTGCCTCTAATTGTTTTATTTGGGCTTCAGTAAGACCGCCCACAATATCGTCCTTACTAAAACGCCCGACTTTTTGCCGGGCGATGTATTGTTTTGTCATGATGACCTCTAAATAAATTTCTGTGATTCAAATATGACTGTGATGTATGTGCATGTTGGACTGTAACCCTCTTTAACATCAATAAGTGTTAAAGGTCGAGTTGATGAATGAGGTTGCCAACCAGATAATAGTTTAATCACATCTTCAGTGAGCTCACCCGCCTCATCATTTACAGCATTGCCATTGGTCATTTGAGATTGAGCATTTCGACACGCAACAGAAACCGCCCATTGTTGCCCAAGCTGATTAACCTTGCCCGCACCTGCATCAGCCTTTTTTACGATTCTTGCAAAGTTCACATGAGCTGAAGGCGTTATCTGCATCATTTCTGTGATTTTTGCTGAATTATGAGGGGTGTATATTTCCTTAAAACTTGGAATTTCTTTTAGCTTATTTGCAATTTCATCACGAACTGCGAAGAATGAGCTCATTAATAAAATCTCCTACAATATTCAAAAGTGATTCTTCATTCTCAGGATTTATTCCTAGCTGAGTACGTGGCGGTAAAACAACATGTTTAACTCTGCGATATTGCCCACCTACATTAAAAGTTATGTATGCGCCATTTTTAGGAAGAATAAGAGCACCAAAATGAAGAGGCGCTGCATACTCAACGTTAGTACCAACCTCAACACCATTCGGCAAAACATTATAGGTATAGGAATTCATCAAAATGCCTTTATCCCTTAATGTTTGACCTCCTTGCATTTCAGCACGCCAGGATTGCACCCAAGGGTTTCCATCAACACCGACACCTTCTATAAACCTTAATTGAACTTGGTCCAGTAACTCAGATCCAAGTTCATTAAAAAGCTTTGACTCTTCACGCTCATAAGCCCCTAATGATTTAAAGATAGCTTCAAGTGGTGAACTCTCAGCAGTGATTGTTATTGCAATAGCCATTTAACCTTCCTTGATGCTTGGCATCCTGTTGAGAATATCATCTCCAAAAACACCACCTCGATAAGTTGTACCTATCGGCATAGTTGCCGGTGAGTTTTTCGGCTTCTCTTCAGTGACTTCATTATCTTGGTTTAGGATATTGAGCACAGCTTTACCATCAGCAATCCGCTTCAAATAATCAATTTCAGCTTTATAGCGATTCTCTACTTCATCAGTAGGTTGCTGAAAGTAAAGGCGGTATCTTGCAATATTGCATGCTATTCGCTGTAGAGTGCTTGGAATGCTAGGAAGCGGTAAGCTGTACTTTACCGCCACATAACTATCAATTTCCTCTGTAGCGTCCTGTAATGCTTCTGCAATCGCCCCCTCAGGTAACATTGATTTCAGAGTTTCAACTTCATTACCAAATCGCTTAATCAAATCCTCTTCAGTCGCATACATATCACCACCTATTTGGATTCAGTCGAAGCCTTTTCGGTTTGAGATTGAGGCTGCTCTTTATCCTTTGCAGATTTTGGTTTTGAAGCATTTAAAGCATCCTGCAACTTAACTATTTCTGCTTTCAGATCTGCCACTTGAGCCTCGGCTTTATCTTTGGCATCAATAAGCAAAAGCTCATTAGTTTTCAGATCTGCCACTTGAGCAGCAAGTTCAGCCAATTGTTGAGCAGAGCCATCCTGTTTGGTTTTTTCTGGTGCTTTCTCTTCTTCAATAGCACCAGAAACTAAAAGGGCTTGAATTTGTTTATCTTCAAGCCCTTTGATTTCGTCACCAGGTCGATAATGACCAATGGATTGTTTTGCGATGTACTTTGGCATGTAATTCCCCTTAAACAATAAAGCCTGTACCACCACATACACCATTTTTATTCGATGGCACTGCAAGTGGAGCTGATTCAGTCATCAAGAAGATACCGCTTGGATCTTCGCTATACCATTGACGATCAAAATATTTGGCAACCGCACCATTAGCCAACATATTTTTGATTTTACATTGCGCGATTGATCCTTGGGTATCAGAGATAGCACCAAAGTAATCATCAGGAATAAAGCGCTTTACACTATTTTTTAAGCGATAAGTAGCGTCATAAACCCACAATTCTTTTTCATCTAAGTAGCCTTTGAATGAAGCGCCTTCTTGAACGTTTAAGCTCGGTTTATAAGGCACTGCAATACCGGCATAAGGCTTAACAAAACGTTCTTTAAACTCTTCATTAGTCGATAACGCTGCCCAAACTTTGCCTGACATAATATAGAGTTTAGAAGGACCGCCATTTGCTTCAAGCAAAAGTTTTTCAATTGATTCAATATCTGTTACAGGTTTAGCACCTGCCTGATTCCAAGGAGTTAATGGAGTGAAATTTAGCGATGCATCACGTTCATAATCAACCATGTTATATTCATAATCATCAGATTGAAGTAGATACTTCCCTTTAAGCAATAACTCTGTTGCCATCAATAATACTGAATTATCAATAGCGTCATGATTTCGCTTCATTACAGCAATCTGAGCAATGACCATCTTTTCCTGATCAGATAATTGTTGACTACCTGTTGAAATAATTCCTGCCGAACGCAAACGCTCAATTAGTGCTTCATCAAAAGCTGTAGCAGGTGTGACCATGTTTTTAGGTTTGTAATATGCAGGTTGAACGAATTCTACTTTAGCTGCGCGTTTAGTATCGAATGGTTTACCAGGTTGATGAGGTGAGACCAGAGGTGCTAAATCATGGACAGTGCTAATTTCTGCCAATGGCACTTCATCTCGATCAAATGAAGGGCGATTTGGGAATAATTTATCCATCAGCCAAGTGTCCATTGGCTTGTAGTTACTGTGAATTAATGCAAGCTCACCAACATCAAGCAATTCAAGTGGTGCGCCATTAACTGTAAAAGATTGAGGCATTTTAAAAATTCCTTATACTTTTGAAAATTCAATATTGTTTAAAGTTGCTTTGGCACGAGCTGAGTCGTATTTAGAAACCTCTAAATATTCCCCTGCAATTCGTACAGCTTCGATGCTAAATACCCCACCAAAGTAAATCGGGATTTCAATCCCATCTGCTGCCATTTGGGTTGCTTGTTGCGCGGTAACATCTTGACCACATACAACATTCCAAGTTTTTTCATCTGTGGCATGCGTCACCACATTGGAATCAGATAAAACCAATAGATCCCCTGCTTTGTAGGCTGTTGCAGCAGTCACTTTGGCATTTGCACGGCGTAGTTTTTCAATATCTAAATTGAAAGGTCGTGTCTCGCGATTCACACTTCCTAGGTAGGTTTTATTGCTCATTTATTAAGCCCCTTTTTTCTGGTCAGCGAATGCTTGAGCACCAGATGTAAACTTGTGAGGTTGATCTGAATTAGATGCACCACCCTGCCCACCATTCGCTTGATGACTGAATAAATGGGCAAATTGATTTGGAATATTATTTCCATTTGGTTGTCCAGTAGGTAGTTGTGTCCCTGCTGAAAATTGCTTTAATTGTTGAGATAAGAAATTAAAAGATAAATCATCCATATCTGTATAAGACTTCTTCTCTTCAGCACTAAATTGCTTGTTTAGAGTGGTTTCCAAAGCTGTAATATCTTCAGCACGTTTATCAGCTTTAAACTTTTTAAGTTCATTTTGTGCTGCGTCACGCTCTTCTTCAGCTTTCTTTTGAGCGGCTTTCGCCTGTTCGAGTTCAGTCACGTTAGTGTCCTCTATTGGATTTGAGTTAGTTTTGCTAGAAAAGGCTTGGATGGATGTTTGTGTGTCCGCTCCTACACCGCAAATTGTGATTTCATGCACACGCACATTTCTAAAAACATGCAATGGTCCAGTAAATTCCTGTCCATTTACTGTGATTGTTTTTCCTGCTGAAATTTCTTCAATACTTTCAGGATCTGCCCACCAAGACATTTGAAATGGATACTCTTCATCAGCATCACTCACAATTTCTTGCGCACGTGGATTAGATAGAAAATGACCTTTAGCTCTAAACTTATTGGTTGTTTCAAATTCAGTAGCAACCCCAACACGTAGACCGCCAAAATGCTCTTCTACCAATCCTATTTTTGTTTTTAACTGTATGTTTTGAAGATCGATTACTACTCCGCTTCTCCCCCAAAAATAATGATTATCTATGCGTCCACCGCTATACACTTCCGCATCAAAAGTACGGCGCTTACTTGTTCCATCTTCTGCTAAAACTATGGGTACATTTACAGCGGTAAATTGATGTTTTAACTGATCTTTGTTTTCCTCTGGCATTTTTCATGCTCCATTAAAAAACCGCCCTAATGGACGGTTAATAAATCTTAAAAAGTTATAGACTTGAGATAAGTAAAAGTAGCTTTTTCTCAGCTAACTTACTGTGTTCATAAACACACGAATCATTGCATTTAAGAGCATTAGATAAAGTTTCGATTAACCTCATCTTTTCTTCAAATGAATATGTTTTATCAATTGAAGTCTTTCCATCCCAGTACCATATAATTTCTTCAGGTATGAGATTTTTATCAGTAAACTCTAATTCGATTGAATCAATAACCAATCCTTTAAGCTCCATATTCGTTTTGTATTGCAATATAGAGCCATCTCTTAAATGTAATTTCATTTAATTCACCAATGCTTTAAGTTTATAAATAACTACCCCGCTTGCTGCTTCAATTGAAACAACTTCAAACGATAGACCTAATCCCAATAATGTGCCCTGACCAGCATTCAATTTAGCTAGATCAATACCCAAGCCTTTTGCATTCTCAATTTGAATCATGATGTTAGATTCACCTGCAATCAGCATAGGAGAGTCTAAAGTGATGACTTTACCCACTTCCATTGATGCAACTTGAGTCAAACTGGAAGATCCTGAAATGACTTCACTCGTATTTGCTGATATTGCTTGGATCTTAGACATATCCTCCTTGATCCATCGTTTAAGCACATCCTCTGCAAGATTGATTGAAGGTTGATTAAGATAGCTTGTAAGCCTGTCATCATTTCCCTGCACATAATCAATAAAAGTCTTGATTGCGCTTGGTCTTATTTCAGGATCTAAAGGAATGACTGTATCTGAAATCACTTTGAACAAATCACGGCTTGAGTCTGTCATAGGTGCAAAAAGATCAGTTAATCTTGACGATGCAGCCCATTCAGCTTGAACTACTTTCTTTTGCTCTAAGAGATAATCTTTATCTAAAATCGTTTCGCTGATTTTAGTGTCTACTAATTGCGACATATCACCGTAAGTCACAGGACTTGTAGACCATCCCATTTCTTGAGCAACTTCGGGCAGATCTTCATCCGATGTAATACCGTATTTCTTCGCCTGAGCTTCTGTAAGCGCTATAACAGTACATCGACACATAAAACCCCACGGCGGGTAATACAACAGCCAAAATGGGTCATCTATGTGACGTATGATTTTGTTTAATGCCAAATGCTCAGGTCTAACCCGACTATCATCAATAGCCGAGTACATTAAATACGGCTTTTTAGTTTTGTTCCGCTGTTGTTGCTCCCAACGTCCATGACTGTAAGCTGTCTGTATATTGGTTCTAAAAACATTACTTAAATATGATTCACTTAGAATAATGTCATTATCAGCAACGTACTTTTTAAAATCCTCAAAAGTCGTACCATCTGCAATGGCTTTATTGACTCCCTTAATCACTGTTTGAATTTGCTCAATACTCGATAAAAACCCGACCGTTGTTGCCAATTGTCGGGTCTTTAAGTCCATCGAATAAAATTCATCAGGTAATACGATCTTTCGTGATTCAGCGAATTTTAATGCTTCAAGAAAAGTAACAGGTTTCATGATACCTCTCTCACTTGGCAGTTACACAACCTAAAACACCAGCCGTAAACAAAGCCTGTTCTAAATTCGCTGTAAATTCTGATTGTGTTGCACCTGGTATTAACTGCATTAAATTAAAAGCCAACTCCTCAGGCGATTTACTACTTTGAATCAGCTCATTTACTTGTTTCTGATCGAGCAATTTAATCACCTCTTGAGAAGCTGTAAGCTCTTCAACCTCCAACTGATCAGCCGAAAGATTTTGCTTACCCGCTTTAAACTTGAAAGGTAGATTAGGCAATGCTTTGAATTGAGGTAATGCTGCTACACCACTTTGAGCACTTGTTTCAGCAACATCACCGTCCAATAAGTCATAACTACGCTGAAAATACTGCTTTGTTAAATTGGCGCCTGCATTTTTCAGCTTTACATCACGATCTGCTTGATCTGCTTTAAGTGATTTTTCATCACCAATGACAATGGTGTGCTTTTCCCAACCATTTAAAGCGCAAAGAGCATCAACAATTGCTTGAATCGTTGAAGTAATCATTCGAATATCAGCATTAACCTTATTGTTTTGAACTTCTAAATGCACCTCACCGAGAGCACGTGAACCAGATCCATCAGTACCGCTTGTTAAAGTCTGCCCAAGAACAACTTTTTGAATACTTTTCTCGATTTTCTTATCGAAAGATTCAAAGGCTGCTGATCCACCATTACCATTTGATGAGGCTGAAAGTATTTCGACAGACTCACCATTATTAAGTGATAATACTGAACTCGCATGTGCTTGAAGTAGAGCATCCATCATCGCATTAACATTTGCTGACTTACCTAGTAGCAAAGGATTTCCAAAACGCTCAACAAATTTAGCCCAAAATTTAGTTGTACCATTCTTAAAAAACCATAACCAATACAATCGACTAAATAATGCTTCGCCTAATGGATTCTCATAAGTCGGTTTACATTGGGTAAGAAAATACTTGAGGTTTTGGTCACACTCTAAATCTTTATTCAGGCTATTGTAGTTACGCTGCAGTATTAAGCGTCCATCATTTTTAGGCTCAAACCATTGCATTGGCTTTACACCAATCCAACCCCACCCCACAAAAGGCGTAATTGTGTTTTTCTCAATGTGTAGCATCTCCTTGTTATATACGGCTTCTATGACAGAATAACCATACCAACGGGCATTCTGTGTACCTAACACCAACTCAGACCACCATTTTGTAATTTGCTGAGTCAATATTTTGGTTTGAATACTGTCTTTAATTCCGCTTTCAGGATCTAAACGGAAAGGAGAACTCTCAAGTTTATCTTGGCGTTTTTCTACACATTGATAAATTTCATCATCGTACATCAATACAGATAACCGATGACGAGTAACTCCGGCTTTTCTTAAAACCTCATCCACATCAGGCATTTTGGTCAAATAATTAAGAAGAGCCATTTCAGCCTGTTGCGTGTATAGATAACCGCCTGCTGAACGTTGGCTATCCTTTTGTTTTTTCTTGCTCTTAGCCATTTTATCCCGCCCTTGGTGGTTGATAATTTTGCATAACTGTTGCCTCTTCAACTGCGTCAATCAAAGTATCAACTTGGTCGTCATTATCGTGAGTCATTGCAGCATTAAACGCCTCACACTCTTCAGTGAATGCCGAAACCCACGGCGCATTCATTGGCAACATGACAAATCTATCTTCTGGATTATTTGCGTAGTCATTCTCTAGAGGCACTTGTATATCCATTAAACGAGTTAATTTGTCTGTTCCACGTTGTACTGGAAGCACTGGAACTCCTGAATAGGTGCCAAGATTCTGAATTAACTGTGTACCGTGGGCTTTATCTTCAACTTTCATCCAGCGTATAGGTCTTAGCTCATAGGTATAATCTTTATGTTTATCAATGAAAGCCTGAGCTTGACGATTCATTTCTGGTGCTTCCCACTTTCCACGAAGCAAGTCAATTAAATACAGCTTCCCATCAATGCCAAGCCCAACAAGTAAAAATACAGTGTAGTCATTGTGCTCTTTGATTTTTTGAGCTGTATCTACATAAATCGCACGCCATTGAAGTGGTGGTAATTCTGAGTAATACCCGAACCATTCCGAGTTAATTAAGTCACCACCTAATTTTTTCGGTGATTGTTGATATTGGCTGCTGAATGTATACCTAGAAACTTTTGCGCCATCCTTGTCCTTGCCACCCTTTTCCAATTGTAAAAGTGAGTTTAAAGATTCTTTAAGTGGCCAGTAGCTCTGACGTCCTTTTGAGTCTCTCTCAACATTACGAGGAATAAGTTTTTGAATGTGTTCTGGCAAAGTCGAAATGTAGTCGTCATCAATTAATGCAGGAATGGAAACTTGAGTCCATTCACCAGGTACATTTCCAGTCATCACAAAATTTGTAGGATCTTCTGAATGAAGTCTTTGCATAATCATGATGATTGGCGTATCAGACTTTGCTTTTCGTGAATTGACTGTATTTAAGATTTTTCGATTAGCTTTATCTCTTGCGGGTTTACTAAATGCATCCTCAGGTTTTAAAGGATCATCAAGAATAATACACCCAGTAAATCCATTCTCAGCTAATGTTCCGGCTCTTCGTCCTGTTACTTGTCCGCCCATTGAAGCTGCATAAATATGACCTGCCTCATAGCCATCTACAGTCGTTTTCCAACTTGCTTTCGCATCCGTACTGGTTGAAATGTTTGTTGTCCACATACGCTGAAAATCATCAGATTTCACGATATTTCTAGCTGTAGATGAAACATCCTCAACAAGTGATTGAGAATATGAAAGATACAAAAAACGAGAGCGAGGATTTAAGCCTATTCCTCTTGCGATAAGATTAGTAGTTAGTTCGGTCTTACCCGCTCCGGGTGGAACGTTTATAACCAAATTGGCAATATTACCTTTTACCACCTCATCTATTAGCCAAGCCACATATTCATGATGCCAATTCACCATAAATTTGAAGCCCATACGTGGCTTAAAAAAGCGCCTTGTGAAATACAAATGTTCTTGCTCACACAACGACTTTTCTACTTGCGTTTGCAGATCCATTTAATACTCCTCTTGCGCCCTCCTTACTGCTTCGTTTACCTGCTCCTGCGTAGCCTGAACAAAAGTAGTTTGTAGAGGCTCTCCCCCTTTTCCTGTAATTTCTTGACGATTGGTGTACTGACCACCCATGTCTTTGGCAGCTTGTTCCTGAATTTTTAATTTCATCACATTGTTTTTTGTGCCTATAAACATGTTTTCATAACGTTGCAATCGAACAGATAAATTTGCTATCGGGATGTTTTCAGGTTTACCTAAAAACATTTCACGAGTCTTTGCGAAATCTTTCTTCAATTCTTCACTAAGATTTTCACCTGCTCGCTTTGTTGGGTCGTATTTCTCACATTGCTGTTTAGTAACAATCACCCCATATTCTTGGTTGACGAGTTCTACCGTTTCTGTTGGTGTGTTAAATACGGCAAGTGATCGAACTATAAAGAGTTTTATCTCTTTTTTTAGTGCTGCCATACCTTTAATCCTGTCAACCTACGTCAACCTAAATAGCCAAAAAAAAGAGCCTCAAGGCTCAGTTAATTAGACACGTTCCGCAGCATTTCGTTATTTCCAAATCTGAAACAAACGGCGGGTTTTGTGCGACTGCGACCATGCGCTTAACGTCCTCACTTGCTCCCCAGCGTTTGACCACTCCTATAAATTCCTCAACGTCATGACCTGCTAAATAATGTTTAGGTAAGCCGGTATGATCGCTATAAACTATCTCGCCATCTTCATAACGCTCTACACCAATGTGATACAGCTCATGCTCAATCAAAGCACAAAATTCACGATCGTTCGCACGTTCACAAAAGCTTGCATCAACTGTGATGAGATATATAGGAACAAATCCAAACCAGTCGCGCATTTGTTGTTCTTGTCGAGCTTTACGCCAACCGCCCTGGTTAAACATAACCTTTTCACATTGACCTAATACCATTCTCTTTTTAGCAACGGTGGCAGATGACGCCCAAGCGAATGCTAAAAAGGTTTCATCGTCATGAAGTAATTCAGCTATATGGTCATGGTCGGGATTATGGAGTACACCGCCAAGAGTTAGAAAGTTGGTTACTACCCATTCTTTTAGATCCGCTGCAGGTGCCAAGCGAATCGCTTCCTCTTCCTCAGCTTGATCAATCAGGTCTGTTGGTGGAAATGGTCTGATCTGTTCCATTAAAAATTAGCCTCTTCAAATTCTTAAGCCACTGACTAGACAAATTAGCTTCGATCTGTAATGGTCCATCTTCCTGAATTTTATATCTTGGTGCTGACTCTAATCGGATCACGGTGTAACCCATATCAGCAGCAACATCGTAACGTTCCATACTCCAAGCTTTATCTTTTAGCTTACCCTTGCGACCTCCCGACCATGGTCCGCCTGAGATCTCAACTAAAATTCTATGTTCAATTAGATGGAAATCGAATCGCCAATGTTTAGTTGATTCAAATTGAAATAATTTTTCATACTTAATATTGAATACAATCAACGATTGCTCAAAGTCTTTAAAAGCTTCTAAGTATGCTTCTTTTGCCTTGGGTAATGGTTTTGCTCTTGGTTTTCTTTTAAGTGGCTTCTTTTTGGTAAGAGTAGTGTGATAGAAATAGAGATTAAGGTAAAAATCAAAAAACCCCTAAATGCAGAGCCTAATGTTTGGACGACGAAGAATCTGCTAGAAGGGGCTTGGTTTTTACGACTTAAATTAAACTGGACATATGTCTTTGTTTTTATTAAGTGTATATATTGGTTACATGAAAATATAAATCAATATATACCTTATCTTACAACTTAATTTTCCTAGCTTCAAGCAAACGCTTTCTAATGAAGGCGTTTTTGTTTTAAACAATATATTTAAAAATAAAAACCCCACCAAAATCTAGAATTCAGCGGGGTTCCTTGTGCCGTAATCCGTTCGGCTAAAATCTCACAAAGTCATTTGACTAAGTGAGTGTTGAGTTAAGTTTGATTCAAGAACTAAAATAATTCTTTGTCCTATCCATCGCATTACAGGTACAGCCATTGAATTACCTAATGCTTTATATCTTTTACCTTTTGATGCGCCTGGTATATTCGTGTAATTGTCAGGAAAGCCTTGTAAACGCTCACATTCAATTTCAGTTAGATAACGTGCAATAGATTGAAAAGTCACACTTGGTGGAACAATTCCACCTCCACCACTAGCCCTTAATGTGCCATTAACTTCCTGCATAATTTTTGGGGTAGTATCAGCAATCATTGCATAAGCAACACCATGTTTATCACCAACGGTTAAAGTTGGTGCTTGTTCTTCCCTAAAACCAACTCCATTGCCACCAGCATTAATAGATCGCCCAATAATATTGCCTTGAATGCCATAAGTTACTAATGGCACATGCCCACCACTTGAACCCATTGCATTTGTTAATGTAGGGCTTAATTCTTTATTGACTGCTGCATGCGGATGTAATCCACCAATACAATTAGTTTCAGTTGTTACTACTGCTAAGGGTTGTTTGCAATCACCAGCCGTTAAAGTTCCAATTTTTTCTAACGTGTTTGAAAGTGATAAAGATCTAGGGCAAATTCCTATACTTTCTTTAATAAAATAGTTACCTGAGAAAGCTTCTTGATTTCCTAACCAACCTTTATCTGAGTTGGCTAAAATGGTTGGAAAGATCTGTTTTCCGCTAAGAGTTTCGATTGCTCTGTTAATACTGTCCTTACAATTTCGGGAAGTATTTTGCCCCTTGCTTCTGCTCTCCTCAAAATTCCCAAACATGCTTTTTCGCTCAAAAAGTATTTCGCAGATACTTTCTTTTCTAGCACTTGCGATAACAAACACTCGTTTACGGCGTTGGGCGAGTCCAAAATATTGAGCATTAAGGACTCTCCAAGCGACTTGTCGAGATGGTCCAAACACACAACCAGAGTTTGGCCATCTTTTCCCTGACGGCTTGAGCTCACACCCTTCACCCGCAATTGCTCCCAAAAAGCAACCGAAAGCATTGTCTTTGGTGTTAAGAACACCTGGGACGTTTTCCCATAATATGATGCTGGCTTGCATCCCATTTTCAATTCGTTTTGAGTCGATTTCATCAGCAAGTCTCACAAATTCAAGGCTTAATTGTCCACGGTCATCATCTAAAGAGTTTCTTAACCCTGCTACGCTAAAAGCTTGGCAGGGGGTTCCCCCCACCAAAATATCAGGGGCATCAACTTCATTATCCTTAATCATTTGTTTAATTAAGGTCATATCTCCTATGTTTCGAACATTTGGATAGTGATGCTGTAATACTTGGTTAGGGAATTTCTCAATTTCTGCGAACCATGATGGAATCAAACCTAATGAATGCCATGCGACTGTTGCTGCCTCAATACCAGAACAAACTGAACCATATGTAATGGGTTTACTTTCGTGAGTATTAAACTCGTTTATTTTCTCCATTAATAATTCCACTAACCTGTCGCTCACGGCAATCTAGTGGGGCATTCGAGATGCTCAATGAATTAATTGTTTTACATCGAGGACATTTAATTTCTAAGGTTGTATAAATTCCCTTACCTAACAAACGTCCACATGACCGACAATTGATTAATTGCATTAATTATTTCCTGTGCAAAAGCATAAATTTTTGTTAGCCTTTGCCAGTCGTGATCACGATGGCTGGGCTTGGCTTTTGGCAGGTCACATCTGTCAAGAGATCGGCACACTGTTACAGCAGTGTGTCGTTCCCAGTTCTAAACGACAAAAACTCGGTATCTTTTTAAGATCCGAGTTTTTTTGCCCTATCCTTACGGATTTCTCACATGGGGCATAACGCTACTCCCTACTTTGATTGCCACCTAATAGGCAAGGTACTAATCAATTTTCGGTTTCGATATAAATTTATGATGTGGGGCATCACTCCCAATTCTGATTATCACTTTCCTACATATCCTATTCATGCTCGATGAACTGCATGGGTTGTACTCGCTTTCGTGGAGTCTAAACGTTGCTAATCAAAACTAATCAGCTTTGGACATTCACTGCTTCATGTTATTTTCCTCCAGGCATCAAAAAACCCCTTGTGGGGTTTTGAAATTTAATTTTCTAGCAGTCAACTTCAGTTAAAAGAGCATATAATTTTGCATACGCATCAATTGCAGCAATTAACTCTTTCTTTTTAATATCATATGGAACAATTGGCGTTTGGTTTTTTTTAACTTTTTCAATGATTTCCTTGGTTAGTTCAATATAAAAAAACATTGGTTTAGGGAATTCATCACCATCATTAAAATATCTATCATAAAATAGTCCATAAAAATTACTTATTTGAACTTTAAGTAATTTTTGCAATTGTTCTTTTATTTCAGATTTAAGGTCAAAAAAACAATCTGCTTCTTTTATTTCATTAAGCAAAATTAAGAAATAATTCACTCTACTATCAACTAAATCACTACTTCCAAAACCTCCAGAATGGTATAAACTTTTTAAAAGTAACATACGATATGTCGATAATTTAATTGATTTTAATTGATCAATAGTAACTTGCAGCTCATTTTTTGCTTCTTTTAATTTTATAATATTACCTCCAATAGATAATTCTTGGATTTGATGAATATAAATTATTACCAACGCTGTCATTGTTAAAGCTATTACAAGAACAACGAACTCAGGACCGCCTATCATTTTTTTAGATAGCAAATCATAGCTAAGAATATTTGCTACTATTAAAAATGCAATTCCCACAATCAAACGAAAAAATTTCACAGTCTAAAACTAGCATTTCGAATTATGAGATAATAATAACAAATTGCAGGAAACTTTTGATAAAAAAGACGCCTAAGCGCCCTTTAAATCTTTAACTTTCTGCCTTGCTAAACCTTCTGCTGACTTCAAAGCATCTTCAAACTTTTCTGTACTTGAAAACCAAAACCTTAAATATTGATCTTCTAAAACAATTGACTGCCTAAAGTAATAAGGTCCTTTGTCACTGTTAGGGTCAACTTTGAACTTATAGCCGTCATTCTCAATGATTTGCCCTTGAAGTTCACCACCGATACAAATATTCATGTGCTTTCCTATTTATCGGTGGGAGTGTAGCACCCTAATAGCGAATCTAGTTAGTCTCTTAATAATCCATTTTTTTCTAAACCATCTATAATTTGCTGAGTTTGGTTGTTAAATTCTGGGTAACTCAACATAAGTTTTGCTAAATTTTCTCTTTTGATTTCTGATGGGTTATCATAAAAATATTTTAATTCTTTCTTATACATTTCTTCTCTTTCATGCAAAGCCTTTTCTTTTTTATTTTTTATAGCTTGTTCGGCAATATTCATACCATTTTGAAATCCATTCATTGATGACTCATATGCATTAGGACTAATGATATTGTAATTTGTTGGTTGAATAGAATGAGCTGTGTTTATGTTTATAAAAAATAAAGGAATAATGTATAAGTAGTTAAAGGTTTTCATAAAAATAATTCATCTTAGTTCTTGCACTTACTATATGGTCCAATCTCTCCAGTTTCAATGTTTTCTGAGAACTGAATCTTTTGACCTAATTCATTAAAATCTTCTTTGCATACCCAATTTTCACTTTTTGAGCAACCACTCAGAAAGATCATTAAAATAAATAGTATTTTATTCATATTATAAAACTCAAAAAAACCCCGCATTGCGAGGTTATAGACGGCGGTGTTATACAAATCGCCAAGTTATCACAAATATGCCATAACCTGTATTTACAGTCAAGCGGACTCAACATCCTCTAATTTCTTTGTTTTCATAAATTTTTCAATTGTAAAATGAGGATAGCGTGATTTTATAAATGCCAAACCGCATTTAATATCTTGTTGAATTTGAGAGATATAGGTATCGTTGCTTTTAGCTATATCACGTATAGACTCACCCATTACATAATGCCACCAAATAGAACCGATCCATTCTTGTACGATTTCATCATCTATTGATTGTAGATCTATCAATAACTTTTGAATTGCACGTGCTTCATTACTATTAAGTTCACAGCACACACCTTTTCGCTGAACATTCAAGCGATCAATAAAGCCCTCATCTTTCATATACATTGCTAAAAGTATTTCTTTTTTCTTCTGTGTAATACGTTTTGTTGGCATTGTTTTTACAATACGGACCATTGTTTCATTGTCACCATTTATCCAAGCCCCTAATTGGCGACACCATTCCTCAAAGCTGTATTTTTTCCAATCTGTTGCCTGCATAATTGTAATTGCTGCATTCATATAATCACCCTATTAACCGTCTAATTTCTTCAATCGCTTTACCGCTTTTCACCTGCTCAGTGCTATATCTAAACACTGAATAACCCAACTCTGTGGCTGAGTTATACTTTTCCATATCTGCTATGTAGCCTTTACCTCTTGTATGCCTGCCATTGCTCCAAATACCTCCCTCAACTTCAATTAAAATTTTGGTACCAGTAATGTGAAAATCAGCTCTCCATTTACGATTTTCATTAAACTGATACTCTTGTTCATATCCAATTCCATAAGCCTTGAAATGCTGAATTAATATTGCTTCGCCTTCACTTACAATACGTTCTTTTTTAATCAAATTACGGCGTTTAGGTTTCCTTTTCTTTGTCGCATAATTCTTCAAATAATCAGCAATAGAGATGCTAGACAAAATCAATCCTCTCCCCAATCTTCATATTGATCGTAAAGTTCTGACTCATTTTCCTGATCATCCCTAAAATGCGCGCAACTTGGGCACAGAAACTCGGAATGCTCAGGTTCATATCTAACATCCTTAGCAATGAAGCAATCCATGCACACTGGTATTGAATCACTCATGAATAGCTCTCACTCTCTCAAAATGAAAAACAACAGGTTTTTGCACGAACTCAATCAAACCAAAGCGTATTAAATGACGTACTTGTGGGCAATCACGGATAATCTGTACATCTCGATAATGAGCAAGCAAATCACGCCATGCTTCTAATGACATAGATCGCTTGTTGTGATTACATGCTGTACATGCTGGTACAAGGTTCTCTATGACGTCATTTTCGGGTTTAGATGGCTTACCTGTTTTAAGATCACGTACAACAGCATTTAGATGGTCTGCATGCCATTTCTCGCCAAGTAATTCACCACAGTAAGCACAGTGAAAATCAAACATTTGTTTTAATTCTTCTCTTTGCAATGTATTAAGCTTCATGCTGCACCTCTTAGAACTTTCTCATGTGCAAAATTCGAAACAACTAAAGCCTTTGCCACATAAGGAGATACTGAATTTCCAACCATTCTGTTTTGCTCAGTCTTTGTTAATTTGATGGTTTGTCCTAACTCATCAATGCCATAACTAAAAATGTATGTGCTTGGAAAACCTTGCGCTTTAAATAATTCAACAGGCTGTAACATTCTCAAACCAATATCGATGATTTGGTGCAATACACCTTTAATCATCACCAATCCAAAACGTTCCTTTGCCGTTATTGTTCTTAATGGATCACTTAGACTATTCCCATCTTTTTCATTGCCATAAAATGCTGTCAGAAATGCTTGAACTGCTGCAAAGTGACCTGCACTTGAAGTAATGGTGTGTAAGGGTTCTTTTGGATCTTGCCCAATACAACCATTTCTAAGCTTTACCAATGTGCCTGTAACAAGGCTGTTGTGATCTTTGGCAGTTATGGTACTTACAGGATCTACAACTTCATTACCAACAACACCAGTAAAATGCTTTGCAAGAAATGCAGTAACCAATGCATGATGACCTCCTTTTGTTTGAGCACAAATCGTTCTTAAAGGTTCAAAAATTGGCATACATCTTGGCGATGAAGCATTAGCACATTCTGTTAAAACAGGTACACATACGCCTAATGCATGTCCAGCACCACCAGGTCGTTTAATAAAACTACCTGCCGTTATTGTCGGTAAAGGTTTTTTTATATCTTCCCCATTACTGTTAAATCTGAATTTGACTAAAAATGGAGATTGTTTGTCTTTTGACTTATTTTGAACAATGTAGGGATCATGATTATTAATAACAAATCTAACTAAACCTGTAGCTACTCGACGCAAAGTAGCATCTGCTAAAGGTTTTTTTCGTTCAAAAATACTAGGACATGGAATTGACCAATCTATGCATTCTGCAGCAGTGCGCCAAGGTTTTAATTTACCATTTTTTACTGCAACAGATTTTGGATCTCCATGTGTTGGCTTTGGCCAAACGATTGGTAAACCATCTCGACGAGCTACCATGAAAAACCTTTTTCGAATTGTAGGTGCTCCATAGTCACATGCTCTCAATTCACGCCATTGGACTTCATATCCTTGATGACGTAATGCGTTCACAAAACAGCGGAAAGTCTCCCCTTTACGCTTAGGACATGGCTTACCATCTTCTGCCAGCCTCCCCCAAGTTTTAAATTCTTCTACATTTTCCAACATGATTACACGTGGGCGTGTTTTAGCTGCCCAACGTAAAGCTACCCAAGCTAATCCTCTAATTTTCTTTTCAACAGGTTTCCCACCTTTGGCTTTAGAAAAGTGTTTACAATCCGGACTTAACCAAACCAAGCCTACTGGTTGATTACCTGTAACCTGAATAGGATCTACATCCCACACCGATTCACAGTAATGCTTTGTTTCAGGGTGGTTAGCTCGATGCATCGCGAGGGCTTTTTCATCGTGATTAATCGCTATGTCCACAGGTCTACCAAATGCCTGCTCAAGCCCTGTTGAAGTACCTCCACCACCTGCGAAGTTATCAACGATTAATTCATGGGGTAGTAAATTAAAATTCATAGAACTGCCCCTTTAACCTTAGGTTTAAAACCTACGTCAGCAAGATATGATTTCCAATTTTGACGTTCTGCTGGATCTGATAGTTTCGCAGCAATGCGGCCAGCAAGATTTTCGTATGACTCACCTGCAGAGCTGTACTTGCTCATAACTTCAGGATGGTGAGCAAGTTTGTTAGCAAACATGTACATCTGACTTGGGGATGCAAAAACTAGGAAATCAGGATTGCTTTCGCTAGTTGATGCCGCATTTGATTTCAATGCATTTTGTTTTTGATATCTCAAATAAACTTTGAGCAGCCATTCAGCAAAGAAACAAATCATCAAATCATCTGAGTGATCTCTTCCAGCGTTGTAGAGTTCGAATTTCTCTAATTCATGTTTAAACCATGAAGCGTTCAAAATATCGCCAGCATCAACCGAGATATTGAGAGAAATAATTTTCGATTCTAATTTTTCAAAAGAAAGCCAATTTTTTTTATTTTGATAGTGTCTTTTGATAGTGTTACTTTGTGGGTTAAAATTCTTTACCACTTGCGGTAAAAATTCTTTACCACCTGCGGTAAAAATATTTAACCACTTGCCATTTTTAGTGGTAAAAAAATTTGACCACATTGGGAAGTTATCCACAGTTTTAAGGTGGTAAAAATTTTTAACCAGTAAAGATTTTTTACCACCAATATTTAAGTAAAAATCGACTTGTTTTTGAGCAATTTTTTCTCCATATCCAAAGTGGTAAAAATTTTTAACCACCTTTTTTTTAAACAAAATAAATATTTTAACCAATACTGTATATGTTTTAACAAGTCTGTTTTGTGATGGGAATTTGAGCAATTCACCTATGTCATATTGATCAACTGGAGAGAAAACATTCCCATATTTAGATTGATGATGCTTTTTAATTAAGCCAACTTTTTCGAGCTCATTTAAACATTTGATCACTGTAGGACGGCTTTTTTTAGAAAGTGTTTCAAGCTGTCGTAAAGAAAGTGCATCACTTTCCTTGGTCCATCCACGTGTTTTACGAATGATCAATAGATAAATTTTTACAGATGCATCGCTTATCTTGTACATAGCTTCATCTACAAATGCATTCGCGACCATGAATGAGTTAGGTACAAATTTACTCATGGTTCACCAACCTCGTCAGTCATCTGAATGAAACGACCAAACATTAAAATCTTCTTTGCACGCAATAAACTAGATATGATTTCACTAGCTTGATAAACGGTTACACCTCGTTCATTTACTAAAATTTCAATAAATTCTTCACGAGTAACTGCCGCTTGATTTTCATCACGTTTGATTTTGCGTAAATTCGCACGGCGAACATCTAAAATCACATTTAGTGATTTCAAAGCAGGCTCATACCAGGATTGTGTCCATTGGATCTGTTTATGCTCTGGTGTTTTTTGGAAGTGTTGATTTGTTGTCATGAAACCTCCGCGATTGCTTGTTCAGCTTCTGTTAAACGGCGGTTGGCTTGGATTTCTGCTGTTGTTGCGGGGCGAATCTCATTGACATCGACCATCTCACCATCTTCGGCATATGGTTCCCCTATGTAACAACAACCCAAAACTGACTCGCTATAGATTGCAAAACAATAGAGGGTGTCATCATCCCCTGATTTTTTTACAATCAAGTCACCCATTTCATAATTTGAGTCAAAGTTGTCTATTTGATTCTGCTGTGCTAAATTCGTTTTCATATTCAATCCTTGCAAGTGTTTGAATTACAAAAAGCCTGATCCACGAAATCAGGCTTTTTCTATTTCTGCACCTGATGTAAATTTTTTCATTTGCTTTAATGCCGCTTGGTCTACAGCAGTCGCCAATTCAATTAAATTCTGTGTGAGTTGGTGTATCTCTTCATATTCTTGAGGTGTTACCACACCATCTTCATAAGCGTCATAAACAACTTTGTTTGCTTTTCCTGATTTGATGTTGTGCTGCATCATTGCCTCAAAGATTGAAAGCTCATGATGTTTACTTCGATCACACTCAACAGGCAGCAATGCATAACCAAGCTCATGCGCCCAAATTTTTAACAATGCTGGGTTTTGCGTGTAATACAGAATTGCTTCTAATTTTTTGATGCTTGGTAAGTGATTCGGCATATTGATATTTGCGTAATTGCAAACTGTGTTATGCGAATCCCCTATTACTTGGGCTATGTCTTTAGGAGTAAAACCAGGTGTTTTACTTATCATTTGCCAAATAGCGTTTTGAGCTTCTCGACTTAAATTGATTTCCATATGTGAATCCTTTTAATCATTCACGTTTAATTTTTATGAACAAAAATAGATACTTTGTTCATGTTGTTTCCTAAGCTGTCTCAGTCTTTCCAAGAAAGAAGTCGAATATGCTTTTGTGAGTTAATTTTTTTTCACTTGCATCAACCATTTTTTGGATGGTTTCCATACTTGGTTTTTTTCGGCCATGGATAAGATGTGATTCCATGTATCCATAGGAAATTTTTGTGGTTTCACAAAATTGAATGCGTTGATCTTTATCAAGTCCACGCCAGAAATCGTAAAGGGTCACCATAAATACACCTGAAAGGTAAATTAAATATAAATATACCCACAAGGTAAACAAAAAACAACCTCTCAGGGTATTTATTTTTTCTACCTGATAGGTAAATTACTAACATCTGAATAAAGGTGAACTTTAAAATGACTGAATTGAAGACAATTCATGAAATTAGACTTGGTAATACTAGAAAGCTAATGAAGGAATCTGGCCTAAATCGGACTGAGTTCGCTGAAAAAATTGACATGTCATACAATTTGTTAAGCCAATATGTTGGTAAAAACCCAACCAAGAATATTGGTGACGATACTGTTGAGAAGATTGAGAAGGCTTTTAATAAACCTAAAGGGTATCTCGACCAATCAGATAGCGAATCCATACAGAATTTAGGAAGCTTTAATAAACTTGATATTGAAGCATTTAAAAAACAACACAACATTACTGATAATGCTGATGCTGTTAGATTTTCTAATACTACTGAAATGCTACTTCCTACCCGAAAAAGATGGGTTCCAGTTAAGGCTTATAGCAAGATGGGAATGGATGGCTTTTTCACCGATATGGGTTATGAGGGTAATGGTGGCGATGGTTACATCCCTACTCGGTCTGGTAGCGATAAATCATATGGAATAAAAGGCACAGGTGATTCTATGTATCCTGCAATCCGTAATGGGTGGTATGTAGTTTGTGATCCAGATGCAGAATTAACCCCAACTGAATTTGTTCAAGTTTGCTTAAAAGATGGCCGTTGTACGATTAAGGAATTGATTGGTATTAATAACAATGTCCTAAATTTACTTGCTGTAAATGGTGGAGAAAGAATTACATTTGATATGGATGATGTGGAAAGCATCACTGCAATAACTGAAATAATCCCACCAAGTCAACATAAACAGGAACACCCTGATTCCATGTAATGAAAAGAGGATACTATGATCGCAACACTAAATAAGTCTAAAACTGCGCTAACAATTAATCGTCAAGAGTTTAAATTAGCTTTAGGTAAAATAGGTGCTGGAATTGACAAACAAATAGTCTCACTTAAAAAAGCCAAGCAAAGCTATGATCCTTCTGATATGGCGCGAGAAGTGATTGCTGAAGCTAATATTTTTGAAGCGATTATTGAAGGTTTTAATGAGGCTGAAGAAACAAACTTAAAGCTGACTGATATTACTAATCTTGACGTTGCACAAGGATGGGTAGATGAATTTTTAGAAAAGTATGCTGAAACACAATAACATATTCAAATTATTAAAAAAAATACCCACCTCGTGTGGGTTTTTTATTATCTATTAAATAATAATTACAAAAAATACACCTACAAAGTATAAAAATGTTTTAAATATTTTACCTGCAAGGTATTTACTTTATTTTACCTTGTGGGTATATTTTACCTCATACACAAATAAAAAAGCGCACCGACCTCGAAATCAAATGCGCTTTTTCAATACAACAGGTGAATTATGAACACAAAACCAAATTCAATCAATCCCATTGTTACACATCGTACACAGTCTATGGGTTTTCTTAAAGTCGCTGCAATAAGTGGTTTAGTCACTGTTGGTGCTGTTGGTCTTACATATGATCAAAAGGTCACTGAATACAAGCCGCCTATCACTGCTCCTAATGTAACACCATCAACTTATAGCGTTAGTGCTCTAAAACTTACCTCTGAAACTTCAGGGAAAGCAGTTATCAAACTTGATAGCTTCCTAGTTTTTGTCAGCTTTGACTTTGAATCTCATCCAGATAGTTACGGCGTACCAGGTTCTGAATTCACAGCAGTAGATATTACCAATTTGGCTGTTGAACAAATTAAAGATGTAAACGGTAACGATTGGAATGATTTCACCGATTACAACGATCACAGAAATATCAATCAGATGATTGTTGGTTATATCGAACGTAATCGATTGGTGGAGGCGAACTAATGACCTCTACTCCTCAAAAGAAAACTGAATTTATCAGCAATGAAAACGGCGAATTCCGCATGCGTATTTATTCATACGAATACATACAAAAAGATGGCGAAATTTATCGAGTGAGTAAATCTGGTTATTTGTTTCTTATCGAATTTGCTGAGCACTTAGAAAAGCCTTGGATTCGCCTCAGTTTTGAGCGTGAACGTAAATTTCAAAAGCGTAAAGCATTGGCTATTGGTCTTCAAAATTCAAATATTCCCTCATATGAACGTCGTGCGTATAAGAAACGTATGGGCTGGGTTGGAGCATAATCATGACAAATTCGAATAATACAAATATGGATCTTTGGAATTCTTTATGCATAACAGATCCAAAGAAAGTTAAGCCGATTACAGGTAAATCTTATAAAGGTTCATCACCTCAACCTTATTGGTTAGTACAACGTGCTACACAAACTTTTGGTCCATGTGGTCAAGGTTGGGGAATTGAAATAGTTCAACAAGGTTTTCAACAATGTAATGCCGAAACAATGATGCATTATGCGACAGTCCGTGTTTGGTATATGCAAGAGGGTAAAAAATGTTCAGTGGAACACATGGGCGGAACAATGGCCATGTATAAAACCAATGCAGGCAAAATGATATACGACGAGGATGCCCCTAAAAAATCAGTCACAGACGCAATGGTGAAAGCGCTTAGTTTTATTGGGTTTGCCGGCGATATTTTCTCAGGCGTTTGGGATGACTGGAAATATCAGGAAATGGCTGCAGCTCATTACGATGAACAAAAACAACAGCCCTCTCAACAGCAAAACTCTAGACAGGCTCAACAACCTAATCGCAATCAAAACACCCAGGCTAATGGTCAGCAACAAAAACCATTGGCTCAGCGATTTAACGATGCACTTTTAGCTATAAAAGATGCGAAGAAGCCTCAGACGTTAGACAAAGCAATTAACACATTCAAAGGCACTCAATACGAGTCAGGGATAACAAAAGCTTGCCGTGCTCGAGCTGATCAAATGGGATGGAATGAAGCACCTCCGATAAATCAAGTTCAACAACAAAATCAAATGCAGCACTGAGGTTATAAAAATGGAAAATAAATGTGATTGGATTGTACAACTAACAAGTACACCGGGAATGTACGCCCAGTATGAAGGTGAAGTAAAAGTATGGGCAGATAGTAATGCAGATGACGATACACTTTTTCGAGCTGCAGTAAAAAAACTATCAAACGGCGCATTTTATGATCGTAAAAGTCTCGATTTCTGGAAACTTATATCTGTAAGAAAAGGACAAAAATAATGCATACTTTTAATGGTGTTGAGGCAATTTCTGCTTTGCAATCTGGCAAAACTGTTTTATGTCGTCATATCGGTGGATTGCTTGATTTTGATGAGCTAAATCAATTCCCTGCTACTGTATTTTTTACAAATGATCATGAGTTCTGTATCAAACGTGAAACTTTTACATTGGCAGATATTAAATTTACAAAGCCTGTTCAACCGCATGATTTAGAGTCTGGGCAAGAAATTTTTATTGTGATGCCAACTTGTATCTTGCGTACAAAATACGATCCTGAGCATGGTGATATATGTTTGAGTGTAGCAAATGGATTTGCTCAGTTGGACGAAGAAAATGCGAAATTACAGCTGCAGGCATTTGGTAAAGCTTTTGGCTATATTATTACTGAAATTGAAGTTAAAGACGGTTTCAGTGAAAAGCCCAAAAAAGCAAGAAATACAAAGAAATCTGTTGAGCAAGAATCTTCACAAGTAGTTGAGAAAAAGCCAGTTATATCAATAGAATCTGAATTACAACTCTACTTAGATGGCTTACGTGCCTGCACAACTTTGGCTGAGATTGAAAATACTTTATTTAATGTTGATAAAGTGGGTTTTTCAGCAGAACAAAAGCTTGAAATTACGATGACTAAGGAGAGAAAAATAGCTGAGTTTAATCAACCTGAAGCTATTGAGTCTCAAGAAAATATATCCATCTCTGAAGATCCAATTAATTCAGAGGATAACTCACCTGCATTACATCCATATCAATCAATAGTTGATGAGTTGATGGAACGTTTAAAAGTCGTCAAAACTCCAACAGAAGCTAATGCTCTCTATAAATACACAGTTCACTGGACCGAGGAAGAGCGTAAGCCAGTTATGAGCGCCATCCATAAACGTTTAGCTGAATTCAACCCACCTGAAAAATCACAATCATCTTTGATGGTTCGTATTCAAGAATCAAAAACATTGATTGATCTTGCAAAGCTTGAAGAGGAAATAATCCAGTGCGACCCGGCTATACATGAGCGTTTATTCAGTTATGCAAATCAAAGACGTACTGAATTGACTTTGAAAAATGAATTTCCATGGGAAGAGCAGAAATGAAAAAAAGAATAAAAGTTCATCCACTAATGAGTGAAGCCTTTTTAATTTGGCTCACAAAAATTGGGTATAGAGGTGTTTCAGGAATTGAAGGAATTTCGTTTTATTGCTCTGTAGCTAATAACTATTTCCCAAGAAATGTAATGATTTTTTCAAACGGTCGCATGAATAAACCTGCCATCAAACTGTTTGAAGAATTTAAAAAATATGACCCTTTTAATGAGGTGGCGTGATGGATATTAAAGGTTTTGATATTGAAGGCTCTGTTGATGAAATTCCAGAACAGTTATTCAAGAAAATGATTGGACCTATCTATGATCACTTAGCTAAAACTGATCCAGAGTTGGCTGTTGAATTTGGTTATTGCATTGCAGGTAATGCAATCGCTTGTTACATGAATAGTCTTAATGATGTATCAAAAGCGGAAAAGTTAATTATCGAATCTACACAATCTATTGCTGCTGATATTAAGCGACATAGAAATAAAGTTTGCTAAATAGATTAAACAATTTGAGCAAAGATCTGCGCATTATTTTCAAAAATTGAGAATTTGCGCAATAAAATGCACAAGTTATAACGAATTAAAGAGGACTATTTTAAATGAGTAGATTATCAAAATTTGATCGAATGACTGCTGAAGAAAAGGCTCAGGAAGTTAATCGCTTTTGGAGTTCAAATGATGATGTTTGTTTTCCACCTGAGACAGTTGCCGCAGTCCTCGAAGTTTCTCCGTCTTGGCTACAAGCCAAACGTTGCTCAGGAGGTGGTATTCCTTTTACGAAAATTAGTGAAAGAAAAATCCGATACATCAAAGCTGATATTGTAGATTACTATAACAAAAGAAAAGTTAATCACACATCAATGAATAGCGGTTGTTAAGACCGCTTTTGTGTAGCCATAATGTAGCCTATAAATCCGAAATTATTAGTTTTGTAGCCCTAAAAGGATAATGTAGCCTATATGTAGCCCAATTATACTCAGCTTAAAATTGCGTAATGTTGCATCTTAATGTCTAGTTTTAATTTACTAATTTTATTATATTTTTTATATATTTTAATGTTGTATAATAAAGTATAAAATTGCACTTTTGGCGAATCTCCCTGAGAACTCATCGGGTTCAGGGTAACGACCAT